CTTAGAGCGTAACTCAGGCTGACTCGCACTGTCAAGCTCAGTCGAGCCGGTCCCCCTTGGCATGGTATGGTCCTTGCCTCGTCTTACTTAATACCTGTATACCATCTACATTAGTCTACTTGATTATTTCCTTGACAGTCCAGCCTCGTGTATGCCTACGCCTTGCAGTATCTACTTGACAAGACAATAGGTCTCAGCTCTCAGGCATTTTATCGGCGCTTGCGCGGATATTCATGCCCTACCCCATGGCGGTATGCGGCGCTCTGCTCACTTTCCGGCCATAATCCGCACGATGCATAGCGGCACGCATCATGCTTTCCTATGTGGTATGACACAACGTGAAGCTAAGCAGGCCGTGCAAGCACTCGGGTTAGTCCTGCGGTACACACCCGAGTATGACGAATACCGCATTGACTACCGGCCCGATGATGCGCGCCGCTCGGGTGACTCCGCGTACTTCACACAAGACCGCACGGACGCCGTTGACACAGCGCGCCGCATGGCTGCCTGGCAAGGCGTCGCGACCGTACCTCGCACACATACATTCGTCGGTGATTCTGACAACCGTTCCCATGCGTTCGCATGGGCGGCCGAATACTTCGGCGCCGATGACAGTGCAGCGCTCTTCGTTGCCTATCTCTGCTCACTTGAAGACTCGGAACAATGTCACGTGTTCTTGAATGGTTACCGCGGCGCGCTGACTGGTTTCACCGAAGCGATCGAAAGGGTTTCAAATGCATAAGAAATTCGTCTCAGCCTATCAAGGCAGCTCACATTACCTCGTCAATCACGTGATGTACACCGTTCGGACGTTCGCGCTTCCCCGTGGATCTCACTGTCCGAATCAATGGCCGTTTGTGCTGTCCGAGGTCGGAACGGTTCGCGCCTATGACTGGCCTGCCGCGGCTGAATTTCCGCCAGCCGAAGTACTCGCGCTCTTCCCCGGCCATGTTGGCGCCCGCGTGAACGCTGATAAGGGGTACGTGCTCGAGCACGACGGAACGGCGCCGAGTGTCGTCCACAATACGCGCTGTGACTGGTACGAGGTCGCTTGAATGACTCGCACTGTCTACACCGCTACCGTTACCGTCATCGTGTCCCATGACGAAGAGGTCGAGATGGCGTACGACAAGCGCGAAATCGAACAAGCGATCTTGCGCGCCTTTCGCGATTTCAATAACGAGAAATGGATCAGAACGGCGGACGTCGAAGTACTCGAGGCGGAAACTCAGAAGGACGGTGTTCAATGACTCTCGCGCGCTTGCTCGAGTTAGGTTTTGACAAGTCAGCACAGCATGGCCGCCACTTGTCGATCGGTTGCTCACAGTGCGAATCCGCAGCCATCAATGGCGTACCAGCACATGAGCATGGCTGCCCGAACGTTCCGGCCGAATGCCGCGAATGCGGCCAGCTCTGGCCGACTCGCGATGATGCCGCGGCGTGTTGCGCGCCAGTCGACGACGAGCAGCGCGACGAAGAGCACGACGACGACGACGACTGAAAACCGTTCGCGCATCTTTGCAGATTGCCCGACCGTTAGGGTCGGGCAATCGACAAAGGACGCGAACCATACCGGGCGCGCTCTTTCTCGAGGATCGGCACATGACAATCACAGCGAAATTCGACAGTACATGCACACAGTGCGGGCGGCCAGTTCACAAGGGGCAATCCGTCGAATGGACTCGAGGCGCCCGCGGCGTCTATCACACCGATTGCTCGAGCGCGAGCGCGAACGCCTCGAGCGACGCGAACACGGCGCGAACGCCTCGAGCCGGCCGCGGTCGGTCGCACTATACGCGCTTCTCGAGCGGCGCCGAAGTCTTCACCAATGCCCGCGGCCGGTGCGAGGATGCGCCGTGCTGCGGCTGTTGCTCGTAAGCGCGCGAGCGACCGCGAAACCGTTTCACTTTTCCCACGAAGGATCGACACCATGAAAACGACGACACTGACAACCTTGACGGCCGAAGAGCGCGCCGCGCTGGATGCGTACGCGGCGATGTACGGCCGCACGTGGAAAGACGAGCTGCGATCCGCGTGGATGCGCGCGAGCGAGCCCGGCATCCTGCAAGCGCTTCGCAACAGTCCCCGCTTTGGTCCGCGTGGCCTGGTGATGTACCGTCCGACCAACCGTCCGGATCTCTAGTTCACCGTTCACCGTTCACCCGTTTAGTAGTCCCTTGATTGGAGTGACGCTATGAAATGCCCGACTTGCGGCCATACCCCGGCCACGAAACGACCGAAACCCAACGCGAGCGATCTCGACTTGACGAGCGCGAGCGAAGCCGATCGCCGAACGTACTACGCCCGCACGGCGCCGTTTTTTGATATTCAGTTCATGATCGACAACGGCCGCGGGCTCTCGCCCGAGCTGCTGTCTGACGCGCGCGAGCTGGCCGCGACCGTCGACGCATCCGGCCATTTCGCACCAGGCGTGACGCGCGCCAGCTTCTACCGGCAGTACGCCGCACTCTCAGCGCGACGCCGCGAGGAGCGCGACGCGATCTACTGGCGGACCGTCGTTATCCCCGCACAAAAGGCGCGCGCATGGGCGCGCATCATGGCCGACAAGGGCGACTCGATCGGCACACGGATCGCGGTCGCGCTCATGGTGCGGACCGTGGCCGCCGACCGGCGCGCGCAGTACCTCGAGGCAGCCTGATGGCGATCCTCAAGCTGCTGTGTATCGTGGAGATCGAAGGCGCGCGCGACAGCGACGCCGCGCAACGGCGCCTTGACGCATTCCGCGAATCGGTTTTGCCGGATCTCGAGCACGGCATCACGATTTATCGCGTGGCGGATCCGGCCGATCTCGACGGCGCGATCCTGCTGGACGGCCGGCCGCTCGGCGCGCGTTGACACTCCCCGAAGCGCTGTGCTACATTGCATAGCGCTTCGGTTCTCTCTCTCGCGTTTGGCAGTCCCTTTATTGGAGCGACGCCGGCAATGCACGACACCACACCAGACGTATCCGCCATCCTTCGACCGGGCGATCGTGTCGCGGTCGCGACCGGCTTTGGATCCGGCCCGATCCAAGAGCACACCGCGATCGATATCGTCGTGGCTGAGTCAGACGCGCGCTTGCTCGAGGTACCGTGGGCGACCTTGACCGACCGCGCGATCGTCGTCGACTTGGCCGGCGGCCGTTGGGCGTATGGCTGCCAGCTCTCGAGACCAACCGACCACCCGACCACACAACAACCCGAGTAGTCCCTTTTTCAAGGAGTGACGCTAGTGACCAAAGTGACCAAACGACAGGCCAACATTATCGACAAGGAGATCGAAGCGATTTTCCGCGAGCACTGCGCGGGCGTGCAGATTCCGATCCTGCGACTCTCGGAGATTTTCGCGGCCGGCCATCAGGCCGCGATCGACGGGCGCGATCTGGTGCAGGCCGTCATTGCCGCCGCGCGGGCGATGGCGGTGCAGTCATGAGGATCGAAGACATCAGCGACGAGGTTTGGTCGGTCCCTGGCAAGAATTCGATCATTGATGCGATCGTGCGCGAGACCGGCTTGACGTGCTACCTCAAAGAAACCCCCGCGCAAGTACTCGCCCGGCATCCTGACGCGATTCGTCAGACGTGGGCGGACTGGCGCCAGGCCGCGATTGCCCGGCAGCAGACGCCGATCGGCTGGCGCCGGACCACGAAGGCGCGGTATCACGAAATGCTCGAGGTACTGCCGCCGGCTATGTGGATCGGCGGCGCGTTTCTCGTCGGTGAACCGCAGGATCACGACATCGCGACCGGATCGCCGCGCTTTGATGCATTCCGACACCGCCACGGCGTCTATGAGGCGTCAGACCGCCCGATCACGCGCGCCGAGCTGCGGGCCGTCCTGGCGCCGCAGTCCGCCAGCATCGCGGCCGACATCATGACGGAGTCAAAATCATGACGTACCGTGAACGCCGCGCCGCCCGCGCCGATCGGTTACGCGAATGGTCCGGCAAGCGCGCGACGCGGAGCGCGCAGGCCTTCGCGACCGTCCATCGCATCGCGGACGCGATCCCCTTCGGACAGCCGATCCTCGTGGGGCATCATTCCGAGCGTCACGCGCGCCGCGATCAAGATCGCATCTACCGCGGCATGCGGGCCGGCGTCGACCACGCTGACAAAGCCGGCGAGATGGCGCGCAAGGCGGACGAGATCGACCGCCAGGCCGACCACGCGATCTATTCCGACGATCCGGACGCGATCGAACAGCTCACCGCAAAGATCGGCCGGCTCGAGGACGAGCGCGCGCAGATGAAAGCCCGAAACACCGCGTACCGGGCCGCACACCGCGCCGCGCTGGCCGCCATGACGCCGTACGAACGGAGTCAATCGGTGCCACACCCGGCCTATGAGCTGCAAAATCTCGGCGGCAACATCACCCGGTGCCGCGAGCGCTTGCGCCTGTTGAGCGGCACGCCCGCGCCAGAAGCCGCCAGCGTGCCCGAGGGCGCGACCGCGACCGCGCGCGCCGGATTGGTCGTGCACGCCGAGATGACCACGCCTAGCCGGCCTGGCAAGGCGCCGCGGCCGGTCTGGACGGTCCGCGGCAACCTGGCGACCTGGCGCCCGCTGTTGGTCCGGCTTGATGGGAACTGGTACCGCGGCGCCTTTTCCTTCTGGGACGATCCGACCGCCGAGATCGAATCGGCCTGTCTTGAGGGCGAGCGCGCCGCGCTCGAGCGGCACCAGCTCGAGGATCCGCACTGCACGTGCCCTGATTGCATCCTGGCGCACGCCGCGCAGCTCGAGAGCGAGGGCGCCGCGCCCAAGGCGGCCGAGTAATGGGCGCCGCAGCTTACAACCGAGGGACGCGAGCGATCAGCGCGCAGATCGACCGCGAGCGGCCGTCAAGCGGCCTTCAGCTCTTGCGCGATCTCACGGCCTACTCGGATACGCACGCCACGTGCGTACCCTTCGCCGACACCGTGATCCGCTTCGGGCCAACGCCCGGCCTGGTCACGCTCATGAACCGCCAGGCCGGCGGCTGGCGCCAGCGCGGGTACGAATACCGATCGCTGTGGACGCTCGCCCGCGCCTGGCGGCTGGTGTTCCTGCGGCTGGACGCCGACGAACACGGCCGCTACGTCGCCGTCGCGCCGCAACCGATACCACGGGTGCAGCCATGAACCGCGAGCTGTGCCAACAGCTACGGGCCGCCGCGCGCGAAGTGCGAGACCTGGAGGCGGCGATCGAGAAGCATCCGAACATCGATCCCACGCGTTTCAACCCCTTGCCCGGCTTGCTCGAGGCGGCGCGCGCGCAGCTCGCGACCGTCCGCGACGCCATCGCGAAGCCCGAGCAATGGACGGCGCCGGCCGTCGCGATCGTCGATGCCTTACTCGACGTGCCCGGCGTCATCATTCCCGAACGGATCGCCGGCCTGCTGGCCGCGACCATTGCCACGGCCTTACGCCAGGCCGCGAACCCCGACGAGGTACAACCATGACTGCCACCACTGCCGCCGCGCCCGCCGTCGTCAACCTGACCATTCCGATCGCCGTTCAGCGCTTGCGCGATCTGCTGTGCAACGCCGTCGAAGGCGGATCAACCTATTGGGCGCGCTTCGAAGCCGCCGAGCGCACGCCGGACCTTGACTATCTGCGCGTGCGCGTCATCGAACACGAGGCGGGCCGGCCGGGCAAACGGCGCGTGAGTTGTTGGATCACGGCCGAACAGCTCGCGACCGGATTGCAACGCCTGGCCATTCTCGGCGGCGGTAACGATGCGCTCGCGCAACACTTCTGCGACGCGATCGGCGGCGACGGCGGCGACGCCGGGACCGCGGACGTCGTTTTACAAATGGCCGTCTTTGGAGAGCTGATCTATGGATAGGAACACGCCGGCCGCCGAGAGCGGCGACCATCGCGACGAATTCGATCGGCTGCTCGGCGCGCTGCAAGGCTTGCCCGACGTCACCGAGAGCCGGCCGACCACGGTACAGACGATTCAACCGTTGTTGGGTACGAGTCAGACCTATATTGTCCGGACCTGGCGCCAGATCGACCGCGGGACCGATAAGACGCGCGGACAGGACACGATTTTTATCGAGTGCGTCAAGGCGGCCGGATCGTTCCGGATCGCCTTGCCGCCCAAAGTTGCCGACGCAATCGCGCGCCAGCGGGAAGCGCTCACCGGCAAGACGCGGAGCAAGGCCGCGCGTGCGAACGCGGCCGAACGGAAGGGGAAGAAACGATGACCACGTACACGACGACGACGGCGATCATGAGCGCCGACCGACAGACGCGCGAGCGCGTCACGTTCTATGTCCCCGATGCCGGCGGGTACGTCCTGTTCCAGACCCCGGCCATGCGGCAGCGGCAACAGCTCTGCGAGGACATGGCCACGATGGGCAACACGATGACATCGGCCGGCCCGCGCTTGCAGGACGACATCAGACGGGCGACGCGCCGGGCATGGCGCAAGGAGCACGCATACCGACAAAGGGACGGCCGACGATGAAATCGATCACAGAGGCGACCTGGAAGGATGCGGCCGTCATCGAAGTGCGGTCACTACTGGCCCGCCTCGAGGACGTCGCCGGCACGTGTGCGCGCCATCCTCGGGAAATGCTCACCGCGCCGGTCATGCACGGCACGCTGGAATCGATCACACGCCAGGCCGCGCGACTGGCCGACATCATCGACCGGATCAAGGAAGCGCCGCGGGCGCGGGGACACCGCGGCGGCCGGCGACGCGCGGCGGCGCGGGCGCGGCAACAGGAGAATCGATGAGCCTCATAGACGACATCACCGTCACGATCGACGACGGACACCGGCAAATGCTGTTGCTCGCCCTGGCCGAGTTGTCGATCGAGCGTCCCGGCTGGCGGTGGACGCTCGGGGAACTGGCCGCGAAGTACTCGACGGCGCCGACGCTCGAGGACGGCCGCGCACTTTTCGAACAATTTCGGGCGCTGCACGCGCCCGCCCAACGCCAAGCGATCATCACCGTCGATCCCACGTGCGACGAAGGCTGCCCGGTACACGTGCGGTACACCGATGAGCACGGCGGCATCTGGGACCACGGGTACGCCGAACTCGGCGATCTCGACTTGCGGCGCGAGATCGAAGAATGGCTGATGCCGAAGCCCCGATCCGCGGCGCCGTTCGCGGATCTGCCCGACACCCCGAGCCGCGATCGTAAGCTGCTGGCGTGGCGAGACCACGCGCGCGGACTTCCGCGCAAGGAGTAACGAGCATGAGCCGACGACGGCGCCCGGCCCCCGCACGGCGTGACAGTGCCGACAGCGACGCACGCCGCCGCCTCGAGGCGACGACCCTGTACGACGAGCTGACGGTATGTCAGACGCGCGCGCATGCAATCACGCTGATCGATCGCGCGCTGCTGCTGGCGCGGATCGCCGGCTCGAATGCGTACATCATCGAAACCAGCCGGCGCGCGCGCGTGCGCGCAGACGCCCAAAGGAGATCCGCCCGTGCCCGATAAAAGCATCGCCATCACCGGTCTACTGGCCGCCCTGGCGCCCGATTCGCGCCTCTATCTGATCGAACGCCGCCGCAGTCGGAGCAATGAAAGCCGCACGGTCGATGTGTTGGTCGTCGACGACGACCGCGCGATCCAAACGATCGGCGTCGACGTGGCCACGCTCGCCGAGCTGCCCTGGTCGCAAGAGCTGCGCGGGCTCGAGGTCCGCGGCACACCACGACGGGCCGCCGCGATGATTCTCGAGCGCATCGGGCGCGAACTCTTCGGCGCCGACCATCACTTAGAGGCGGAATGGCTGTGACGCGCAAAGGCAAAATGCACGCCTATGACTTTCACCGATCGTGCCTCGAGGGCACGCGCACGATCTGCGGCCGGGTCACCGACGATGTGCGATGGACGAGCGACGAGCGCCGCGTGACGTGCGCGCGCTGCCGGCGTCGCACCGCCCGCGCCATCATCACGCGGGTCCGACGAGAGGCGGCCAGACTATGACCAAAGAACGCGCGATCGAATTACTGCGGCGAGTGTTGCAGGCCAACGCGGATGGCGTCACGCTCGAGGGCCGCGAGATGTTGGAAGCCACCTATGCGCTCGGGTACGCCGTCGAAGTACTCGAGCAGCACACCACGATCGAGACGTTCGACGGCGTCGTGTCGGATCTGGCCCCATGGCTCGCATGAATATCCTGCCGACGCACACGTGTTTCGACGACTCGATCGAGCTGATGATCGAGCGCATCAAGGCGGTACCCGAGCTGGCGCGCAGCCGGCGCTTGCGCCTCGTCCACGGGATCGCGTTGATGCCGGCCCATCAAGACAACGCCGGCCAGCCGTTCGCGCATGCCTGGGTGGAAGAGCACGGGTACTGCCTCACGCTAGGGCTCGTGGACGGCGAACGCGTCATGGTCCGCCAGCGGCGCGACGACTTCTACGCCCGGCTGCGCGTGCAACGCTTCACGCTCTACACGCCGAGTCAGGCGTACGCGGCGAATCACCGCACGGGACATCATGGCCCGTGGTTGGACGTGTACTTGGCGTACGTGAACAACGCCGAGACTCAACCGAGGCCGGCCACGTGGCGCGGACCGTTCCGCGCGAAACGTGTCCGCCGGCTGGCCTGGCAGATCGTCGACGCGACCGGCACCGTGGAGCGCACCGGGTACCGCAGCCAGGCCGACGCCGTCGAGGTCGCGCGGCTGATGAACGCGGCCCACGCGTCCGACGATGTGTGAACGCGTTCACTTCCCCGGCGGCGGGACCGCGATCCTCTGCGGCGGGCATCGCGGACGGCGGGCGACGTGCGCGCACTGCGGCGCCACGGCCGAATTCGAGTGCGACGGTCCGCCCGCGAGCGGCCGGCGCACGACGTGCGATCGGCCGCTCTGTCGACACTGCCGGATCCACGTGCCGCCGAATCGCGACTTCTGCAAAGACCATCGCGCCGCGGCGGCGACGGCCGGCGCACAGCTTCGCCTCTTCGACGAATGAATGCATAGCAATGGCAAACAAGCTTCGCTACCGGCTCCATTGGGCATCGGGCCAAGCGCCGAAACCTTCCCTCAAATGGGCCGTCTACGACTGGATCTTGATCTGCCCTGTGGCGTACGCGGAATCGCGTGTTGCTGGTCGGCAATTGTGCGATTTTCTCAACAGCTCGTCACCAGCAACGCGTCACCCTCGAGACGAGCGCGCCGGCCGATGTCGCGGGCACGCATGATCTGCGGCGCGGAAAGAATCGGGTAACAATGCCATTGTTATGACACCCCCGTCGACGGTCGGTCCCCGCAACACGACGCCGCGATCCAAGCGCCCGAAAGTCGTGTACGCCGAAACGTATCGCGCGCCCGGCCTGAAAATCCGCGCCGAGTGCTTGCCGACACTCTCGAGCGCGATCGGGCACGTCGTCGATGCAGCGTACGTGCTGAAGGCTGGCGCCGTCACGATCGACGGCCAGGCCTTCGAATTCCAAGATGTGCGGTTCTATCTCACGGCCGCGCACCACGAGCCGCCGAAAGGCTGAGCCCAATGAGCCCCGTCGATCCGTCCCCCATCACCTACCGCATTCTGCTGTCTGACGCGGAGATTCGCGCGCGCGGCCTCGATCCGAGTGCGCCGGTCACCTGTAACTGTCACTTCGACGAGGGCCACGAGGCGACGTGCGATCTGGTCGCGGCCCACGCCTACCGCGCGCGCTGCAAGACGCTGGCGCCGGGCGTCTGGATCGATCCGGACGGGGAGCTGCATTTCGCGATTCCCGACATCCTGGCGTATCTCGACCTACCGGACACGCCCGCGCATCGCGAGGGCGCGACCGCAACCCTCCGCGCCATGCTGGCCGAGCTGGCGCCACACACCAAAGTCATCGAGCGTCCATGACGCGCCGGCCGCCCACACGACCGCCGAAAACGGGCCGGTGGCCCAACACGACCACAACGGGCGCACTCGCCTGTGCGTTCGGGACGCCATGGCTCGATCACTTTCAGCCGCCGGTCGGGAATGGGCGCGGATGTGCGGAGTGTGCGCGGCACGGCCGGCCCGCTGCGCGCCGTGCGCCGAAGCGCAAGGCGCGGAAGCGGCCCGGTTAGACGGTGGGGAGAACGGCAGACGAGCTGTCGGGCGCGGGACCGGCATCGGCCGGCGGCCAGGGTTTCCCGTGACGAGCGGCGGCGGCCTTTCGGCCCAGCTCTGACGCGCGCTCGGGCGAAAGATTCCGCTTGCGCGCCAGGCCGCCGAGGCGACCGAGCGCTTGCGCGGCCGGGTTGGGTTTCTTCGCGCGCGCCCCTTTCGCGACTTTCTTCTTGCTGACTCGCTTCGTGGTTTTCATATCGGGTAGGATAGCACGACGCATAGCGCTATGCGGAAGCGTAGGGATTCCCCTTACACCACCCCCGATCACATGAGCACCGTCACCGAGATCACGATCGAAATCTACGCCGACACCCGGCGCACGGGCCGGTGTCGGAGCTGCCGGGCGTCGCTGCAATGGGCGATCGTCGTGGAGTCAGGCAAGAAACTCCCGTTTGATGCCGATCGCTTCGCGGTGATCTCGACGCGGCGCGAGGACGAGACCAACCGCTTGATCGAACGGGCCGACCGCCGCACGAATCATTGGGCCACGTGTCCCGGCGCGCACTTGTTCAAAGAGAAGGGCAAAGGCTGATGGCGATCATTCACGTCACGCGCGGACTGATGCAGCAGTCGCGCCCCGCCGGCACCACGCGGCGCCGCGGGCGCAAACGCAAGGGCGCGGGCCGCGCGTTCGATTGGGCGGATCATCTCGCCGCCCTGATCGCCCAAGTCGGCCTGCCGGCGCCGGCCCGCGATCGACAGCTTGTGCTGCCCCGGCAATTCAAAACCGATCTCTGTTGGCCCGAGCGCCGGCTGTTCGTCGAATGCGATGGCGCGGAATGGGCGCAAGGGCAACACAGCCGCGGGCAAGGCATGAAAGACGACTGCGTGAAGTGGAACCTGTTGACGCTCGCCGGCTGGCGCGGTCTGCGGGTCACCGGGGATCAGATCAAAAGCGGCTATGCGCTCGAGACGATCACGCGCGCCCTGGCGGCGTTCCCTAGCAGTGCGCCATAAGCCAGCCGACGACGACGACCACGCACAAGAGGACGGCCGTACCGACCGTGAGACAGCCGATCGTTTCGTCACGCACAAGGAAGGCCTCGCGACTAGTCGCCGGGACGACTGGTCGACTCCTCGAGAATACCCGGCCGGCCGATGGTAGAACACGCGTGCATGCCGTGGCTGAACGTTATCCGCGGGATACATCGTGTGGCTGGAATGGCCCCCATCGTCCGGCCGGTCGCCGAGCTATGACTTTTTGTTGCCCTTGGTGACTTTCTCGTGGTCGTGGCTGGCCGTCGACAGCTCGGTCTGCGCGGCCGTGCGCGCGGCAATGGCCGTCGCGAGCCCCGTGCGCTGCGCGGCCAGGGCGGCGGTCACGTCACTGAACGGCGCGAGCTGCTCGGCGGTCGCGCCGTTCTCGATCGCTTTGGCGACGGCATCCTTGACGAGCTGATCGATCCCGTTGATCACGACCGCCGCGCTGCCCATCACGGTCACGTCGGCAGTCGCCTCGTCCATGATCTCTTGAATGATTTCCTGTGCGGTTTTCATAACAGTCACTCCTTCTGCTTTGTTGGCGGGTGGACGACGAACGGGCGACGGCGGACCGGCCGCGGGCGAAGCCGGCGTGCCGCCCGCACGATCCGTGCTGGCCTTCAGGTTGGCGCGGGCGTGCGCTAGACTTTGAATCACTTCGCCGAGCACGGCGACGTCGACGAGCTGCCCGCGGATCAATCCCATGAACGCGGCGAAATCCTCCAGAGACGTAATCTCGAGCAAGAACCCCGGCGATCGATTGGCGCGCTCTTTGGCCGCCACGAAGCCGGCCAAGGCCTGTTGGCCCTGCCGATGATCGCGCACGAGCCCGATAAAGGTGGCCATGTCTTCGATCGTGTCGATGCGCAGCGCGAAGGTCGGCTCGTCGGTGTGGTGAGTCACGGGCATGAGCGATACTCCTTTTGTTTTTCCTGGCAGGAGAGAGGTACCTACACGGCCATCGGGCTAGGACTGATCCGGATCTTGGCGATCGGCGGCCGACCCCGCCGGCACCATTTCACCCAACGCGCTGCGGACGAGATCGGTTCGGCGCACTTGGCGCGCATGCAGCACGCCGGTCAGGGTGACGACCGTCGCTTGCAGCCCTTCGTTGATGAGCGTGAGCCGTTTCACATCGTCGGTCAGGCGGGTCAAGTGCCCGTTGGTTTGCTCCGCGATAGCTTTCGTCGTCTCATGCACTTCTTGGGCTTTCACTGCGGCGTCGGCCGCTTTGCCGGCGGCGACTTCCGCGCTGACGGCGGCGGCGTCGGCCTTCACGCCGATCGCGTCGGTCTTCGCCTCGACCTTGTCGGTTTTGCGCCCGTTGCGCAGCGAGAACAACGCCGCCGCTAACGCGGCACAGGCCGTGAGAATGGCCGGGAGCTGATTGATCAACGCAATCGCAACGGGCGGCTGCACGACGGCGGCGGCGGTGTCCATGGTGAACAGACCCTCCCTTATTTTTTGAGCAAGGCGAGAAACGCGGGCGACTGCATCAACGCCTCGAGCGCCGCCGCCTGGTCGGGATCGGTCGCGGTCGTCGGCGCCGCACGGCCGGCCGCACGCGCGGCGCGGGCCTCGGGAGAAAACTCCGCGAAGCGGGAGAGCGGCGCCCCGCGGGTCGACGCGCGCGGCACGGCCGCCGCCGCCGTAGGCGCCTCACTCGCGACCACGTCACCCGCGACGGCCGCCGCCTCGGGCACGGCCGGGCTCGCGGCGCGCTGCAAGGCGCCGAGCGATCCCCACGTGGGATAGGTGGGCGCGGGTGGAGCGCCCGGCCACCCCGTTGCCTCAAGGGCCGCGCCGCCGGCCGGTGGCGCCTCGCTGGCCTTGGCGCCCATCGACCGCAGCCACGCCGGGTATTCCGGACCGGCGCCGGCCGCCGCGGGCGGGATCCCCGTCCCGGTCGCCTCGAGCCCCGCCACGCCGGCCGGCTGTGCCTCGGTCGCCTTGGCGCCCATGGACCGCAGCCACGACGGGTATTCCGGGCCGCCCGTCGCCGCAGGGGGAGCGCCCGGCCATCCGGTCGCCTCAAGGGCCGCATCGCCGGCCGGCTGATTCGCCGTCGCTTCGTCCCCGAGCGTCCGCAACCAGGACGGATACTCCGGTCCGGCGCCGGCCGCCGCGGGCGGGATCCCCGTCCCGGTCGCCTCGAGCCCCGCCACGGCGGCCGGCCGCGCCTCGGTCGCTTTCGCCCCCATGGAATCCAGCCAGGCCGGATACCCCGGATTGGCTTCCATCGTGGCGCGACGCCGGGCGGCGGCCTCGAGCCCACGGAAGGCGGGCAGCGCCTCGGGCTCGGCCGCCTCGACCCCTGGCGTGAGCCCGCGGGCCACACTCCCGAACGCCGTCCGCGCGCCCTCGGGCGTCAACCCCTCCCCAAACCGCTCCAGCGCCCCTAGGACGGGTTTGGACGTCGCGGCGTCCATCGCCAGGCCCTTGGGCGACGAGAACGTTAGAAGCCGTTTTAAGCCGGCTGGCAGCACATTCCCGGCGGCGGCCTTGGCCGCGCCCAGCCCGCGCGCCCCGGCGGCCAGCGCGGACCCCCCGTAGCCCATCACCGCGCCTTCCGCGAGGTCGCCGACCGCCCCGCCGACCGTGGGCGCGTCCGTCCGGCCCGTGGCCAGCAATTGCGACAGATGCTTGAGCCCGCTCGTCGCCGCGGGAATCGCCGCCACCAGCGGCGCCCCGGCCCCGCTCGCCGTCGCCAGGCTGCCGAGCAGCGCGTTGACGGTCTGCGGCTCATCCTCGAGCAGATGGCGGGTCGCGCCGCCCGCCCACGAGGTCGCGATGTCGCCGCCGGCAAAGCCGCGCTCTTGCTTCGCGCGCTGAATCAGATCGGTATCGGACATCCCCGCCGGCCCGTCGAAGTGCTGCACGTGGCCATCGGGAAACGTGACGGTGTATTGCTGTCGCGGCATGGTGCCCCCCGGTCAGTGACGCTCGATACTGAAGCCCGCCGCCGGATCGGCCCCGCCGGTCGCATCAGCCGGCGCGTGCCGCGTGCCTGGCGACGAGGCGCCGTACATCGTCAGCAGCTCTTTCGCGGCATCGAGGTCACCCAGAAACGACCGGTAATCGCCGGTCGACGCGATCAGCTTGTCGAATTTCTCGGCGACGCCCGGCGACGCGGCGCCGCGCATGCCGGTATGCGCGTTCGCAATCGCGGACTTGAGATAGCCGATCGACGCATCGAACTTCGTCATCTTCTGCACAGTGTCCCCCGACAGGCCCGCCAGGGTGCCGAGCCCGTGCTCGGAGAGTTTGCGCCGCGCCCAGCCGATCCCCGGCGTGAACAGGCCCTCATCACGCAACGATTTCGCCTCGTCCTGCACGCTGTCGATCATGGGTAGCAGCTTGTTTGCGATCTCGCCCATGCGCCGCGTCTGCGCGGTGACGTCGTTCAGATTCCCGCCGGACATCGCGAGGTGCGATTCAACGGCGCTGCGCAACGCCTTGTTACTGATCTTCGACAGGACACGGGGATCGTTGAGCGCTTGCTGTGTCCAGTACTCCACGACGTTGGACGCGTCGCCGCCGCCGCCGCCCGCGCCGGCACCGCCCGCGCCGCCCCCGGTAAACGCCGCCGCCGGATCCGGATGCGCCGCGCGCACTTCCTGGATCTTGCGGCCCGACGCGAGATCCGCGGAGAGCCGGCCGGCCGGGCTCGTTTCCTCTTCGTTCTTCGCGCGCGCTTCAGCGCCGACCGTGAGGAATTTCGCGAACGCGTTGCGCCGGGCCACGGTATCGGCCGCGTCGCCGACTTCCGGCCGCATCGTCGTCGACGCGGTATCGAGCGCGTCTTGCACGTGTTGCGTGCGGGCGCGCGCGGCCGTGCCTGTGTAGGGATCAGCGGCGATATCGCCTTGCAGAAATCGCAGCAGCGCCGCATCGCGCCCGGTGTTCGGATCCGGCCGGCTCGAGCCGGCGCCGAATTGATCGTTGGCGAGCCGCGTTTGCAATTCCCCCTCGCGCGAGCCGCGGAGCTCGCGCAACGCTAACGAGCCCGTGGGGTCGCCGTACTCGAGGCCCGCGGGCGCATCGCCGCTCGCATCGCCGCCCGCGTCGTCGGCCGACGCCGGCAGCAGGCCGGGCAACGCCCGCCGCAAAATTGCGATCGCTTCGCTCGGTGTCGGCATCAGTAACCCCCTTGTTTCGCGAGCGCGCGCATCGACGGCGTGAGCCGGCGCGACATCTCGGTCTGAAAGCGCCGCCCGATCTCCGGAAAGCCCGACGTATCCGAATCCGCGAAGGCCGGCGCGTGACCGCCGCGCGCGAAGGTGTCTAACTCGCTGGCGTAGCGATCGTCGGTGTACCCGGGTGGCAGGCCGGGTTGCGGCGCGAGGGGGACTTGCAACGATCGCGTGTCGGTCTTGACCGGGCCGCCCGCGTTGTCGCCGATCACATTCAGGGACTCAAGGAACGGCTGCCACGGCGCGGCGAAGCCCTGGCGCGCGGCGTCGCCCTGCATCCGCGAGAACTGGCCCATCAGCGACCCCTTGACCCCGAGCGGCCCTTGCGCCGCATTGACCGTGTCGTCGTGCGTCTGATCCTCGCGGTTGCGTCGATTCGCGCTGTCGATCAAGAGCCGCGTGTACCCCATCGGATCGGCCGCCGGGTCCACGTCGTACGCGCCCGTGTCGGTCTCAAGGTGCGTCATCTGTCGGAGCGGACGCAGCGAGGCCGCGATCGGCTTCTTCGCCATCAGTAGAGCCCGCCCACTTTCAGCAGCGACAACAGCGACGGCGCCAGCGCCGCCTTTTGTCCCTGCAAGGCGATATTGCCTTGATAGTTGCGATCCGCCACGCTGTCGGCCCGCGTGGACGTGTCGACGGCTTGCTGGCGCACGAGATCCGACAACGGCCGATTGGCGGCCGACAGGGTGCGGCTTTCTTCGGAGAGCAACGCCGGATTGGTCCCGCCCGCGACGTTGACGCCGCGCTCGGCGCCGGCTGCCCGCAACGTCATCAGACTCGAGCGCGCGAGATCCGCGGTCTGATCCTTCGCGCGATTGAACGCGGCCGTGCGCGCCGCGCCCGCGAGCGCATCGTCATCGGCCGGCGGCGTGACGATCCCGCCCCCACTCGCCGCCGCGCTCGTCGACGACGTGCCACCACCGGGCGCGCTGCTGCCGGACCCCAGGAACGACGACAGGAACGGCGCGATATACGCCATCATCCGATCCTGGTTTTCCCGCGAGGTCTGTACGCCCGTCGCGGTCGTCGACGTTTGGAACGCGCGCGCGAGCGCCGATTCTGCCGCGGCGCGCGCGTCATCCTCCCGCGCGGCCGTGCTGCTATAGCCGGCGTTGGCCGCGTCGCGCGCGAGCTGCTGCGCGCGGTCGGCGCCGCCTTCCGACGCCGTCAGCGCGCGTTGCGCCGCCGACTCCGACGCCGTCAGCGCGCGATCGGCGTCGAGGTTGCCTTGCGCGCGGCTGATGTCGGCGGCCCGTGCGGACGCGTCCGCCGCGGCCTGGCCGGGACTCGCCGCGAGCGACAGACTTTGGAGCGACGCCGGCAGCGATGCCCGGCTGAACGACAGCGCGCCGGGCGCCGTCGACGCGTCCGGCGTGGGGACCGCGTTCGGGTACTGCGACGCCAGCGCATCGCCTTGGTTCGCGTAGCGTTTGCCGTTGTACGTCCACGTATTCGAGAGCGGATCGTACTGCGGCACGTTCGCGCTCATCATCACGCCTGCACTCCCGGCCATACGATTGCCCTCCTCTGCGCGGTTACGGGGTGACGGGTGGCACGGGCGTGGTGACGTCGTCGGCCGACGCCAGATCGATCTTCTTCGCTTGCAAGGCCAGCACGATCGCCTTCACGTCCGCGAAGAGTTGATCGAAGTTGGCATCCACGCGCGAATCGACGTCGCTGACGTCATGCCGCTTGCCGCGAATGACGAGACTCATTTTCATCGGCGGACTCGATTGCTGACCGGGTAATAAGGCACTTCGTAGCCGTACACTTCGCACGCCGCGCCATTCGTCTCGTCATGGATCTCGAGCTGCAAGAATTGCCCGGTGCCCACGCGCGGCAGCGTTTCGGTCCCGAGCCGCAGATCGAGCGGGACCGTTTGCGTCACGTCGACGTCGATCGGCCCGACGCGGTACTGCACGCGACACTGCCCCATCAGGGCGATCGCGCGCGTCATGAACGTCGGCGCCAGCCACGTCTTGAGGATCGTCGGCGCGTCCGCATCGTGCCATTTCGATCGCAGGACGATCGGGATCGCGACGCCGGCATCGCTGTAGCCGGCCTGATTGAGCACGTAGATCGTGCCGTCGTCCGCGCCAAGCACGGGCAACGCGTTGCTGCCGGCGTCGATCAACGTAAAGCCCGACGTCGGCCCGGCCTTGTTCGTGCGATGCGGCCCATGCCAGGCGCCGCTCGCGCGGTCGTACGACACCCAGCGATCGATCGTCGTGCTGCCGGCGGCGGCCAGGTGCCACTCGATCGAGTCATAGCGCTCGTTGTATTTGACGAACGCGTCGGCGAAGCGCGCGCGGTTGAAATCGTCGTCTTTCGCGAACCATCGCCGCACGCGCCCATCCGAGAGACACTTGAAGCCGTCCGCGCCCCACTCGTAGACACCATCCGGCCCGAGGTAGTACGCGGTATCGCCGACGACGATCGACGGCCCGAAACACCCTTGCCCGTTTTTGTCGGCGTTGACGTCCCATTGCGGCACGCCGTCGCCATCGGGCAAGCCGCCCGACACTTTCGTGAACCCGGTGCGCTTCGCGACGCCGAGCAGATCCTTGCGCGCCATCAAGCCGGTGATGCCGAATTCGTCGGCGCCGATCGGATCGATGTCGAGCCCGTACGTCGCCGGCCAGCCGTACGCCAGGCCTTCGCCGGAATACCGCAACGTGTCGACGTGGCGATTCCCGACGCCCCACAGGCGATTTTTCCACGACGTGAGCAGCGTCATGAACGAGGACGGCAGCAGGCCGGGCCCGGCGCCCAGCTCGCGCGGCGCCGCCAGGTTCGGCAGCAGCAGATCCGAGAGATCATCGGCGATCGTCGTTTGGCCCGCCTCGACATCGAGCCACCAATAGAACACGTCGCCATCGGCCAACGTGCGATACAAGCGGTGATGCGTCGTCGACAAGTCGGGACTCGCGCTGATCCCGGTGACGTTCAAGAGCCCGCCCGCCAGCGTGAGCGGCGCCGAGATGGGCGAGAAATCACTTTCAGAGACGAGCCCGCCCGTCTCCGGATCAATCTGCGCGTGCGTGTACTTGACCTGGTACGTGCCGGCGAGCCCGCCGATCCCGCCCACGCCCAAGACGACGGCGCTCACGGGTGCGACGAGCTGCAACGGCCGCACGTTGAAATCCGGATCAATCGCGAGACTGCGCGTCGGATTGTTCGTGAGGATCACGTTGCGGCCGAACACGGCCAGCCGCGGCGGCCTGGTCGTCGACAGCGTGACGCCATCGGGCAGCGGCAACGGCGTGGCCACCCCCGCCGACGACACGCGATACAGCGTCGCCCCGGCGACGACAATCGCGTACGGCATCGCTACTCGCCCCCTTCGACGCGCACAATGCCGAGCGGCCCGCGCACGTTCGGCAGATTACTGAGCACGACGGACCACGCGCCGGCTGCCGACCGTTTCAAGAGCCCGCCCTTGCCGGCGCCCGAGGACCCACTAGCCAGCGGCCAATAGATATCTCCGTCGCTGTCGGGATCGAGCAGCGGCATGCCCGATCGGCCGTACTCATTGCTGAGTAGGTTACTGATCGAGAAGTCGACGACCCACACGACGCCGTCGACGGATCGCAGGATCACGATCATCGGCGCCGTCCCGCCAGACACCGAATTGCGAAACGCGAGGATGGTCCCGCCATCGGCCGTCACGATCATCGGCCCCACGGAATTGCCGGCGCCGTTCCCGTCGGTCATGTACGCGATCGACCACACGGCAGCCGGCGGCACCAGGACCGCGACGGCCGTCCCGACAATGGCCGCGCCACTCAAGCCCGTCACGCCCGTCAACACGCCGGGCCCGCTCGTCGTCGTGCGCCCGGTGTAGGTGATCGCTTGAATGCCGACTTGCGCGGCGCCGCCGGCTGACGAAAAGTTAGTGGTGTCGCCCACGGGGACCGCGGTCGCGCCCGCGGGCACCGAGAGCACGACGGCCGCGCCGTGCAGGATGACGGCCGCGATCCCCGTCACGCCCGTCAGCTCGCCGGGTCCGCTCGTCACCGACCGCCCGGTGTAGCGCACGGTTTGCCCGCTCACCGCGACGGCGCCCGGTACCAGCAACGAGGCCACGTCCGCCACGCGCAGCGCGGTCGCGCCGATCGGGACCGCGGGCGTGATCGGGACGCCACTCGCGAGCCCACTGCCGAGCCCCGTGACGCCCGTCAGCGTGCCCGGCTTCGGCAGGCCCGAGGTATCGATCGTCGGCGCAAACACGTTGAGCAAGGCGCTGTCGGGCGCCGCATCCAGCAACGTCGGCGACGTCGTATCGATGTACCCCAACAGCTTGAATTGCGTCCCGTTGGCGATCGTGCGATAGACGAGGCGATTCGTCGCGCCGGCCGGCGCCACCGGGAGACTCGACAACGCGACTTGATGCGTGATCGCCGTGTTGCTCGAGGGCGGCGCCGCGCCCGCGGTCGCGTTGGCCAACGCGTCGCTCCACGTCGACCCCGACGCCGGCAGCGAGGCGACGAGGCGATACACGCCCGCGCCGTTGAAGCGTCGATACAGATTGCGCGACGTGACGAGCGGCCCGCCGGTCGGCAACGCGGTGAGCGGGATCGTGCGATATTGCGTCACGATGCCCGTCGTGTTCGACGTCGGCGCGGCGCCGCCCAAGCTCGAGTTCGGCACGGTGTCGGTGTACGTCGTGACGCCGTTTTCGTTGAACGTCGTCACCAGGTTGAACGCGCCGCTTCCGTTGAATCGGCGATAGAGGCGACGGCCCGTCACGCCGGCCGGGCCGGTCGGGATCCCCGTCAGGGGGACTTGCTTTTGCGGCGTCCCGATCGTCGCCGTGTTGACGGACGGCGGCGCACTCCCCGGCGTTTGAAACTGGACGCTATCAAACGACGCCGTGTTGTTGTTGACGGTCTTCATGAACCCGAACGCGCCGCCCCCGAGCGACCGATAGAGCCGCCGCGCGATCGTCCCCGTGCCCCCCAGCGCCAAGGGCACACTAATGAAACTGGCCGGGCCCGTGAGCGTGACCGACCCTGCCGGGCTCGGCGTCGTTTCGCCGGCCGCGTTCACGAACGTGTAGCACACCCCAACCGTCACGCCGGGGTTGTACGGATCCATGGTGAAGCTGGGATCGACATAGTTCGGCGTCAATGACGGCGCCGACGAGGGCGGACTCAGCGTCGTCACGCCCGGCACGCTGACGGGCGCGCTGATCGCGCCGAGATCGGTCTCGCCGATCGCCGTCAGAAACGTCGTGGCGTATTCATGACTCCCCGCGTCTGGTCCGGTCCCCGTGGCCGGCGTACCGGGCGACGGCGCCGAGCCCGGCGCGGCCGTCCCGCCCGAGGTCACTGGCCCCGCCGTGATCGCCGCGCTCACGGGCCCGAGCGTCGTTTCGCCCGCCGCGGTCACAAACGTCAGACCGTAATCGTGCGTGCCCGCATCGAGACTGCCGCCGACCGTCGCCGCGCCGGCCGTAGGCGCGGCCACGGGCGCGGCCAACGTGCCCGTGACCACGGTGGCCACCGCACTCGGCAACGATTCGCCGATCGCCGTGCGATTGGTCACGACGTACTGATACTGGCCCGCGCCCATGCCGGCGCCCGAGTTGGGCGTCACGACGGGCGCCGGCACGACGGCGAGCGTACGCCCGGTGTAGTTGATCGTTTGACCGCTCACGCTGGCCGCGCCGACGAGCAGCAGAAACAAATCCGTGTCCGCGACCGGAATCGCCCCCGCGCCCCCCGCGACGGCGCCGACGACCGTGGTCGGGCCGCCGATCGCGACGGTCGTACTGCCGCCGAGCACGCTCGTCGTGCGCGTCGCACTGCCGCCGGCCGCTTGGCGCCGCTTGCGAATAAAGCCGTGCGATCCCGCGTCGGCCGCGGAACTTTGATACAGCTCGCCCTTGAAAACGCAGAGGCCTGTGCAGTACCCGTGTGTCGTCGAGAAACTATCGTCCGTCGTCCACGACGCATCGCCCGGCCGAATCCACCGCGTGACGAGCGGACCGCCCGCGCTGACATTCGCGCCCGCGATCCACACGCGCCCTTGCCACACGACGATCCCGCCGATGATGTGACCGGACGCGAGATCCGTGCCCGCGCCGAGCTGCGAGAGCGCGCCGTTTTTGATGTCGAGCGACAGCACGCGGGCGCGGCCACTCGTGCGATCGGCCACGGCGACGAGTAGTTGCGTCGCGCCATACGGCACGATGCTCGTGATCCCGAACGCGCCGAACGTGTTCCCCGCATCGGCCGGGTTGGGCGGCACGCGCGCGATCGGAATGTCTTCCGCGTTGTTCCACGCATGCACCGAGGGCAGCGAGGGCCCGCCGTTGGCGTAGTCGTTCGCCGGATAGTAGAGCGTGCCGCCGACGCCGCGCCAGATCATCGCGGCATCGCCAAACACCGGATGCAGCGTGTCGACCCCGAGCGTCACTTCACGCACCGGAACCGCGGGGAATGTCGAAGTCGCACTCCACGCCACGCCGTCATCGGACACGAGGAAGGCATGCAGGCCGTCGTTGAGCGCGAGATAGAACACGCGGCGTAACGTCGAGCGGTCCGGCAGCGGCACGCCGATCCCGCCGAGCACGGGCCCCGCGAGCGGGAGCGCATTCAACGCGACCATGCCATCGCGGCGGCGAATGGCCCCGCGCCCGCCCACGGAATCAATCTGCCAATTTTGCGCGAGCAGCAGCTCGCCGTCCGTCGTGTGGACGGCGCTCTTGTCGACGACCACGCCTCGCAGCCCGAGGTTGTATACGTCGATCTTCGCCATGGGGCTTAGTCGTCACACCAGTCGTCGCCCGACAGGCCGGGTCCGAGGATGTCATCGAAGATGCCCGTCACAACCGGCGGGATCTGCTCTTGCCGCGGCGCCGACGCCACGAGACACGATTGCTTCTCGGTCGCATAGACCGCCAGCCAATTCGGATCCGGCGATCGATCCTCGCGATCCTTGGCGAGCGCAAACGAGACCGTGTACGCGACGAGCGCCGCATCGGATTCGCCGGGGACCGGATTCGGATCGCTCGCCGTCAAGCTGCCGTTGAGCGTGGGGATATACACCAGGCGCACCGGCAGATCCGCGTTGAGCCGCGGCGCCGTGTAGATCGTCGGCGCCCCGGTCGGCGCCCCGGCCCCGGTGACTTCGTAGTAAATCGTCGACGCGGCATCCGGCGACACGGCCGCCGCGACGCGCGCCGCACGAAAGGCCGGCGCCGTGTATTTCTTCGGCGTGAACGTGAGCGCCACCGCCTCGCGCGGCTCGATCGCCAACACGCGATGCACGTTGCTCGGGACGCCGGACAATTGCAGCGTGTCGGCCATCAGCGTGACGCTCGTGGAATCGTCGGTGAAAAAGTGGTCTTGATGCAGATCGATGAACGCGCGCCACAAATCTTTGGCGCCGAGAATCATGATCCGCAGCAGCTCGTCATCCGTCCAGAAGTGGCCGAGCGTGCCACTGGTGTTGGTGGCCGGAGGCGCCGCGTCATCGCCGACACTCCCGCGATCGTCGAAGCTCGTCACCGGGCCCAGCGTCGCAATCAGCCCGGCGGTGTCGCCGCCCTGCGTGCGATAGATCGCATAGCCCGACGCCCGCGGCACGGCCGTCCACGTGAGCCGCACGAAGCCCAGCGTATTGAGGTCGGCCGCCCCGAGCGCCGTCACGCCTTCATCGCTGCTCGCACTGTGGCCCGTCGCATTGAGCGCCACGACGCGATACGCGTACGTCGTCGTGCCGGTCGCGCGTTGCGGCGAGACGAGCGGCGGGCCCGGCGTCACGAGCGCCAACGTCTCGAGGATGCGATCGCGCACGATGAGAATCAACGATCGCAAGGTCGCGCCGGATGTCCCGCTTGAGGAGCTGCCGGACAACAGCGCCGATCGGGTACTGCCGGCGCGCGCGAGCCCGGCGCGGGCCGGCGTCGTCACAGGGTCCCTGCCTTGGCCCGAATGGCGGCGATCGCTTGCGCGGGCGTGATCGGCGCGAGCGGGGTCGGCAACGCGGCCCGAATGACGTTGAGTTGATCCACGAGGGCGAGCACGATCGCCTTCGTCACGATCGGAATCGCATCGATCTCCCCCTGCGCGTCCTTTTGATCCTGCGCGTGCAGGCCCGTCGCGTCGATGGCGACCGTCGCCAGCAGCGCGTTGCCCTGCGTGATCTGCGCGGGCGTGGCGCTCGGGTCAAACGTGACGCGCCAGGTACCCCGGTTCGCGGGGTCATTGATCGTCACGCCGACGATCGGGATCCCCGCCGCGCGCAAGGCTTGGTCGACGAGCGCCGGTATCTTCTCTGGAAGCATGGTCCTCTCTACCCGTCGACGCTGCCACTGCACCCCGCGCGATAGTTGTTGCCGTACCACGTCGTCGTCCCCGTGGCGCCCGAGTACTCGCAGAACACGTAGGTATGACGGCCCAAGGGCACGATCTTGCACAGATGCGCGAGCATGGCTTGCATCACGTTGGCGGCCGGGCCGACCGCAATCTGGCCGCCGGCCGACGCATAGTTGGCGCCGTCCTCCCCGATGACCAATTCCGTCAGCGCGCCGCCGCTCGAATTGCTGTTGAGGGTCGTCATCACGAGCGAGATAGTGGCATCAGGCCAGCCGACGACGACTTCAAATTGGTTCGCGGCGTTCGCGTTCATTTGCCGCAGCACGGCCGTCGTGTAGGTCCAGTTCCCGGCATCGGCGACCGAGCGACTCAAGGGACGCCGCACCCGGTTGTAGAAGTTCCACACGTACCGCTTCGTGAGCGAATCTTCGGTCGTCGTCGTGCTCGTCGTGTAAAACGTCCCCAGATAGCGGCGGGTGGTCGCGCCCGTTTTGACGAGCACGCCATCTTGAAGGACGAGCGCCGTGGCGCGGGCCGTGGCCGATGACCACGCGAGCAGCTCCAGCGCCAGCGTGCCGGCGTTGTCGTAGGCGAAGACATCGTACGGCAGGGCGGCCGTGAGCGTGCCGAGCGCCAGCGAGGTTTCCGCGAACGCCCGCAGCACCCAGGCGGACGCGCCGTCGTAGAGCGCGATGTACTTCCCGAGATACGGCGTCCACTTGATCGAGGTCGCGCCGACCACGTCGGCGGACGTCACGGGCGTGCCGCTCGTCAGCGTCAAGCGCCCTTCGCAGACGCCGACATCGACGGTGCCACTCGCCGCCACGAACGCGGTCGTCGCGAGCTGCGTCGTGTTGGTGCCGACCGAGGCCGTGGGCGCGGTCGGCACGCCCGTCAACGCGGGCGACGCGAGCGGCGCCAGCAACGCTTGCACGGCCGTGACGAACGCGGTCGTCGCGAGCTGCGTCGTGTTGGTCCCTGGCGCGGCCGTGGGCGCGGTCGGCGTGCCCGTCAACGCGGGCGACGCGAGCGGCGCGAGCAACGCATTGACGGCGGCGACGAACGCGGTCGTCGCGAGCTGCGTGCTGTTGGTCCCTGGCGCGGCCGTGGGCGCGCTCGGCGTGCCGGTGAGCGCAGGCGACGCGAGCGGCGCCTTGGCCGCGAGATCGCTGACGAGCGAGGTGACCTGACTTTCCGGAATCGTGACAGCGTTGGCGAACGCGGTCGTTGCGAGCTGCGTCGTGTTGGTGCCGGCCGTGGCCGTGGGCGCGGTCGGCGTCCCGGTGAGCGCAGGCGACGCGAGCGGCGCCTTGAGCGCGATCGCGGCGACGAGCGCCGCGAGATCCGATACGAGGTTGGTGATCTGCGATTCGGTGAGCGCCAGATCCGTGCCGATCAATTTGCTCGCCGCGATCGCGCCGGCCAACATCGCGTTCGTCACTTTGCCGGCGCCGATCGCGAGCGCGAGTGAGCCCGCCGCGTTGGTGACGTCTCCGGTGTGCGCGGGTTCTTGCGCCGCTTGCAGCACGCCCGTGACTTCGGTGGAGAGGTCGACCGGGCCGAAGGACGGATCGCCGCTGACGTTGCCGTGCAAGACCTGATGCTCGGTCCCGACTGCCGTCAGCGTCCGAATATCGCTCGTGCTCTCGCCGAGCACCAGGTGCGTGCCGACGAGCGCGCCCGTCGTCGCCGTGACGGTGCCCGCGCCCGTGCCGCTGGCGCCGGTTGGCCCCGTGGCGCCCGTCGCGCCGGCCGCGCCCTGTGCGCCGGGTGCGCCGGGTGCGCCCGCGGCACCTGGCGCCCCGTTCGCGCCCGCCGGCCCAGAGGGACCGGTGAGCCCGGTCGGGCCGATGGGCCCCGCCGGTCCCGTCAGGCCGATGTCGCCCTTGTCGCCCTTGTCGCCCTTGGCGCCGGTCGCGCCGGTCGCACCGGTCGCGCCGGTCGGCCCTTCGGCGCCGGGCACGCCTTGCGGGCCCTGTGGCCCTTGCACACCCTGCGGCCCTTGCGCGCCGGTCGCGCCCTGCGGCCCTTGCGCGCCCGTCGCCCCCGGCGGCCCGGTTTCCGCCGCCACGATCTCGTCGATGCGCGCGTCTTGGACCGCGAACGCCTCATCGATTTCGTCGTACAGGCGTTCCTTCGCGGCGTTGTCGATGATGGTCCCTTCGACCCCCGCATCCGGATCTTCGTCGACCCACGGCGACCGCGCGATCTGCGTCACGCGGGCACTCCGACACCGGTCAGTTTTTGATACGCCTCGATGTGAATGCGGCCGGCGAGCCCGGCCGCACTGCCTCGGATGTCGAGGCTCGCGCCTTGTGTCAACGGCGTGCCACGCGGCCCGAAGTCGACGGAGAGCCCCGGCTGAATCACGTCGGCGACCACTTCGTCCCCGTACGTGTGAATCGGCACGGGCGTCCCCGCCGTGTCCTGAAACGTCCAGCTCTTGCCGTCGCTATGCGTGGTGATCGCGCCGACGATGCGTTGCACGTAGATCGTGTGATTCGCATCGCGCGGCACCAGGACGCCGTTGTAATTCTGCGTCCCTGCCACGGCGACGACGTCGGCGAAGAGCGGGCCGTACGCGTCCTGATAGCGCCGATACTCTGTCATCGTCGGACCCTCCCCACGTTGGCGCGCGGACTATCCAACGAGCATGAATCCGTTCGGCCCGTCGCCCGCCGTCGACGCGGTCGTGGCGTTCGCGCCGATAAACGCGGTGTACGCGCCGATCACGACGCCGGCTGCGAGCGCGAGCCCATCGGGGAAGATCAATATCTGCTCTTGGTTGGCGTCGAGCAGCGCAATGCCCACGCGCGCATCGGCCACGGTGGCATCGTTCGTCGCATTGTCGAAGATCTTGAAAAACGCGTCGGTGCCCGTGTTCTGTTTCTTCACGTACACCGCGTACACGCGCACGACGCCGTCGAGCGGGTTCGTGAACCCGGTCAAGTCGGCGATATCCAGCAATTGCAGATTGATGCCCTTCAGATGTTGCATGCACCACGTCTTGAAGCCCCGAAAGAGAATCTGCGCGCACGGCGTCGCGCGACTGAGGCGGGCATCCACCTTGTCCCACATCGTGACGGGCGTTTCCGTGGTCAGGACCGCGCCGAACGCGACGGGCATCCCGAAGACCGCGCCGAGCGCCAGCAGCACAAACCCCGCAATGGATCGCAGCAAACTTCGCATGGTGTCAGACTCCAATCAGCCGGCCGCGTGGCGCCGGCATCGGTGAAGGCGTGGCGATCAGGCCACGCGGTGAGGGCGAGCCCGCATTGAGAACGCGGCTGCCTGTGCGCGCCTGGCGGGATCGCCACGCGTCGCCCGTCGCGTGCCAGGTTTTCTCACGCTCATTCCGATCGAGCTTCGCGCGCTCGGAGATGTCGTGTTCGTCGATCTCTTTCGCGAGCTTGGACCCCCCTTCAAAAAGCGCGGCGCGTTGGCCGGACTCGTCGAGCGGTCCGTCACGCCGCCACGTGTCGCGGCGCGTCAGTTCGTCGAGGAAGACTTGCAAATTGCTCGTCGTCCAGTCACCGGCCACGAACACCGTCGTCACGACCACCAGGCCGTACGCGTCGCACATCGCCGCGTGCCCGGTGTGCGCCGGATCGTCGAGGCGTAGCTTGCGATCGATCACGGCGCCGAGCGGCTGCGACAGCCGGCGGCGCCGCCCGAGCACGAAGAGCGGTTTACAGCGCGACGGAATCAGGACGAGATCCGGATCGAATCTAAGCATCCCGCTTAGCCACCAGGTCGGCGGCTTTGCGAGATGAAACGGATTTCGATCGGCGACGTAGTTGGGTAGCGGGCGCATGGGTTAGTGGTCCGCCGCCAGCGCTTCCCCGTCGATCGGCTTCGTCCCCTCCAGCGCTTCCCAAGCGGTGATCGGGGATCCCGGCATCGCCACCGCTTGACTCGCGAGCCCCCCCATTTTTGAGCGGTCGAATAATTCGACGGTGGCGTCCGACAGCGCCTCGAGCGGCGACGTGTCGTCCTTCGTGCCTTCGACCGCCACGAGCGAATCGAACGAAGTCGGGCTGTACGGGTGCCGCGAGCCCCGCACGGGATTCTGGCCCTTCGCGTACGAGACGGCGACCGCCGGGAACCCGTAATTTTTGCCCGGCTTGATCGGAATATCCGTGCCGTCGAAGGTGACCTTCAACGTCTGCGACGTGCGATTGATGAGCGTGACGGACTCTTGCAGCGGCATACGATCTCCACACCAACGGGCCGAGCGTCGATCGCGCGTCTACCTAGACGCGCGGCCGACGCCCGCCCTCTTGGGGATAGCGGTTATTCGTTGCGAACGACGACGAGGGTTTGACCGGTGATCCCGTCGAGGCGCGCACACTTCCCCGGATTGCGCGCGAACAGGTTGTACCGTTTGAAGTACCAGGCTTCCCACGCGTGACGGGCCGCTCGGCCGGTGCCCGAGCGGACGAGAATTTCGCCGCTCTTGCCGGCGACCCACTTGCCATCCTCGCTGCTGTAGCGCACGAAGTCGGCGCCCGCCTCGTCGATGAGGTACATCTGCGCGAGCGGCGCCGTCTTGAGCGCTTTGAGCTTGACCGCGCCCATGGTCAAGTCCTTCTGTTGAAACGCCACGGTGCCGCCGTCCGGCGATTTCAAGTCGGCGCCGATGTAGCGGCGATCGCCTTGCGTGAGCAGGATGTACAGCCGGCGGATCGAGTGATGACACCAAATGGCGGTAATTTCACCGTCGAGTTTTTGGTTAACCACATCCGACACGCGTTGCAGCAGATCGAACGACAGCGGGCCGACCGCGGGCACCACGTACGACTTGTGCGACGACGCGCGCGAGCGCTGCACACCGTAGTAGTTGTCGCGGTAGGTACCGTCATCGATCAGCGCGGGCAACCCCCACGGCGCATGTTCATACGCGGTGTCGGTCGTTTCGATCACGTCCGGATTCGCCGCTTGGACGATGTAGTCATTGTCGGCCCACGTCGAGAGGCCGGACATATTCGCCGTGACGTCGGTCCCGTCGTCGTTCGTGGCCTGCACGCGCGTGATGCCGGCGCGCAGCGTGCCCGTCGCCGGATTGACCGCCGCCAAGTACATCTTGGCTTTGATGAATCGGTTGCCGAAGTTGGCCCCCGCGATCGCGCCCGGCGAATCCAGCTCCAGCGTGTTATCCGCAGACGGGCTCGCTTCGTTGATGAGCGCGAAGATCCCCCGGCCGTCCGTGCCCATGTAAAACTCTTCGCGATAGGAAATATCGTCGATGAGCCGTTCCATGTTTTCCGTGCGGCTCGAGCGGTACGCGCCTTCGCTCGATTCGGTGTCGGTGAGCTGCTCGTCGGTGGTGCGCCACCGCGCCATGATCTTCTTCTGGGTGATGAACCCCTCGAGATACCCTTGCTGATCGCCTTCAGGAAAGGCGCCGTCTTGGGCGACGGCCATGGGCGAGTTGTTGCGTTCGGTGTGGATGTCCCACTTCAGCCCGCGGCCCCCGTTCCAGGGCGACGGCTTGGCTTTGAAATTGTCCTTCAGTGGGAACTTGTTGGAAACGCCTTCCGCGATCCGCTTCTCGTAGATGTCCTTCAGCAAGCCGTCTTCGGTGGCTGTGTCCGAAGCCATGTGCAGCAGGCCGTCCGGACTCTGCACCAGCATGGCGTAAAACGCCCCGAGCCCTAATCGCATGGTCACTCCCCCTCGGGGAGCGGTCGAAGATCACGCCTGTTGCAAGTGGCCGCGTTCCTTCAGGTAGTTCACGGCCGCGTCTTCAACCGCTTCTCGATCGTTGTAATCGATTTTGGGCGGTGTCGTCACAACGGGTCTGGATGATCCCGTGTTCGGCACGCGCGGTTGACCACGCACGAATCCGGCCGCCTCACGCCGACGAATCGGATCGAAGTAGCGCGTCTTAAGACGCGCGAGGAATTCATCGACGAGTTTAGGATCTTCGCGTTCGTAGCGGGTTTGAAATCCTTGCGGATCATCCTGCGCGAGCTGGAAGAACAACGCGGCGAGTTCGCGGCGATCACGGTCGGTGATGTCCGCGAGGTCGACGCCGGTTTCGTCGGCGAATTTCGAGGCGATGCTATCGAGCGTTCGGCGTGTCAGCCCATCCCACACGGCATCACTGGCGTGTGAAATCTCGTCACTCCGCTCCAGCAGTTTCGAGAGCCGGTCGGCGACCGCCGGATCTTTGAACAATTGGAACTGGGGGAACAAGGCGAAAAAGGCGTCGGCAACGGCTTGCTTTTCGGCCTCTTCCGGTTTGGTCGGCTGCACGCCGGAAAGGGCCTGCACACGCTGTCGCTCCGTGGCCAGGTCACTTTCAAGCTTTCGGGTGCGGGCGATCGCTGCCCGCCGCGCCTGTTCCGTCGCCGTCCACACTTCTTTCGTGGGCGGCGTCCACGCGTCACCCGCCGCGCCACCAGGGCGAGCTGTCGCGCTCGCGGGCGTGGTCGTCGCGTCGCCGGCTGGCGGCGTCGTCGTCGATTGGCCTGGTGTGGGGGGGGGCGTGGTGGTGGACGCGGCGGTTGTCGACGAGCCGGCGGCGGTCGACGCCTGGCCCGACGTAGAGCCCTGGTCTGTCGCGCCAGGTGCGGCATCATGCAAGAGCCCCGAGGGACTTTGCGTGAAGACGAACGAAACCAGTGAGAAACGCATGTCGGGGTGTCCTTGGCCCGTTGATATCGGAGATGAGCCGCTCCGTAGGCCCTTGGTATCGGAGAATGGGCCGCTCCGACCGAAAATCGGACTCTAGCACAAAGAGCACAGTTGGCGCGGTTCTTGAATCGTTATACTGCGCAAGTGCCCCCGATCCCCTCGAGTAAACGGCCGACCGTGCCGATCAACCCGCAACCCCTGCACGTGCTGCAATACCGGTATCCGGCCGCGGTCAAGGAGCTGATCTCCGCGGTCGACATCCTGCATGGGCATCTACCGCCACCGTCGAAGGATCCGACGCACGTCTTCGACACCGATGACGGCTTGCGGTTGATCCTCTCGCGCGAGCTGCACCCGAACGGGAAAACGGTCGTGCATATCTCCGCGTCGTTCAACGGGCCCGAGACGGCCGGCCAGCCGATCGAAGCGCTGATGACGTGGATCGTTCAGACCTGGCAGCGCATCGCGAAGAGCACGGCCGTGCCCGCGCTGGTGAAAATCACCGACGGCGGCATCCCGCATTTCGTCGTGGAACAGGTGAGTTAGTTCAGCCGCGGACCGATGCGGCAGAACACGATCCCGCCGGGCCACGGCCCGCGGCTGATCACGCGCACGGCATAGCCGGCTTGCAGCTTCTCGAGATAGCGATCGGCCTTGGCGTCGTCGTCGACGAAAAAGCCCACGGTCCGCCCGTCCGCCGCCATCTGGCCCATCGTGGCAATCTGCTCGTCTTCGGGGATCGCGTTGATGTGGAGTATGGGTCGCGTCACGGCCGGGTGTCAGAGATCGCGCGGTGTGAGTTCAACCCAAAACGTTCGGCCCGTGCCGTCGTAGCGGAGAAGCATCGGCCCGACGCGGCGGGCGAGTTCCCAGCGGCCGACCGTCTGACGCAATTCGATGCGTCCATCCTCTTGCGGGCTGATGATATCGCCCTTGGACGTGATCAACACGACGAAGCCATCCGGTTGCGGCACGATCGTGCCCATGACGCGCGCCGTCTCGGTTAGCGTGACCGGCGCATAAAACACCGCCTCACTGCGATCAGCGATCGGCGGCCGTTCGGGAACGTCCGGCGGCGTGTCGCCGAGCTGCGCCAGGCCGGCGGTCGGCGTGCGCCAGCGCGCGGCCATCTCGGGATCCGGTCCAGACGCGGCACTGTTGACGGGCATCGCGCGTCCGGCGCGATCCGTCGCGATATCCCAAAACGTCCCGTCACGACGCACCAGCACATCGACGGAGTAGCCCAAGGCGTTGTTGCCGCTGGTCTTTTCCAAGAGCCCGATCGACGGGTCCACCTGGTACGCGTAGAAGCCGGCCCGCCGGGTCAATAACCCTTTGTCGTGCTCGAGATCCGCTTGGTCGGTGCGCGTCGCAATCAGGCCGGCTGAGAGCAGCTCATCGTGTGCGCGCATCACCAGGTCGAAATACGGAAAACTCATGGATGCCCCTCGGCCGTCATAGTGGCGCCTGATTCCCATTCATGGCCGGCCCGCCGGGGAGCGACTGCACGGCGCCGGAATTCTGATTGCTGTTCGCCATGCTGCGCGCCGAGCCGGCCGGCTGCGGCGGCGCCGCGGCGCCGGCTGCCGGCGGCGTCGCCCCGGCCCCAGGCGCGGGCGACGTCGTCAGGTCGACGACGCCACCGGGATCGATCGCACCTTGCGCGCGCTGCGCGAGGGCCAGATCGATTTCCATGAGATGCGCCGTCAAGAGCCCATCGAACGCGCCTTTGAATTGCTTCCGCAAATCCTGCAACGTGTCGCCGTTGACCCACTTCAAAAATTCCTGACGCGCGACGGCCGGGTCATACCAGCGTTGCCACTGCAACGGATAGCTGAATTCGCGCGTGACGTCGTAGGCCGGATCGGCGGTGAGCTGCGCCGTCGCCGCCTTGTAGCTGCCGTCCGTCATCCAGCGTTCGAAGGCCTCTTGCCGCCGCAAGGCGCATTGGACTTGAATGTCATCGGTCGGAATGAGATCGATGGCGCCGAACTTCCGGAAAATCGCGTAGCGCTGATCGCTGTTGTTCGCGTCCAGCAATTTGAGCTGCGAGAGATGCTCCACCATCGCGCGCATGCCGAGCGCGGTTTTTGGTTTGCCGGTGCCATCCTCGATGAGCATCCGCACGGCGCCGGACAGGTCCGCCTTTTTGAACGTCTTGAACGCGTACTCACGAGCCGGCGTCATCACCGCGTACGTGCGTTCGGTCGGGCCGTACTCGCGCTCCAGCTCGAGGGCGAAGCCGGCCCATTCACGATAGCAATGGCCACGGGCCGCAAACGGGCGCGCGAAGCGGGCTTCGCCCCGTTCGACGAGTAGTTGCATCGCCGAGAACGCCTCGACGCCTGGCGGCTTCGCGCCTTTCAAGACGTCGTAGACGCCACTGAGTTGATCGATATCCCCCAAGAGCTGTTGCCGCAGTTGGTAGAACGATCGATCGGGCCCCATGCCGGGCACGCGTTCAGGGCGCCCCGCGGTCCCGGCTAATTGCGCGTTCCATTGCAGGATCAATCCCGCGAGCCCTGGCGAGTCGCCCAACCATTGCACTTCGGCGCCCTTGGGGACCATCCATTGCGGCGACGCCGTGCGCGTGATGATCATCTCGACGAGGGAATCCAAGCGGTTGAGCTGATCGTATTTTTGAATCACCGTATCGTGAATGCCCGAGCCTACGACGCGCCCGCCCACGCTTTTGTAGCGCCCGAGCGAAAACGTCCATAACGGATTCCCCGCCGCGTTGTGGTACGGCAGCGGGCCCGGCAGCCCTTCCGATTCGCATTCGATGGCGATCGGCTCGGCGTCGCCGACGAAACGCGCGACGAGCCCGTCTGGATGTTCCGGCGTCGGCCGCATCCACCATTCGAATTCCGCCACGCCGTCGCTTTCGCCGGCCGTGGCCGCCATGCTCGCCGCGTTGCCGAGATCGTTCTGAAACGGGATCGACTTGAAAATCTGCAACGAACGTTCGCCCGCCAGCCGCGTCCATCGAATCTGCTCGACGTACTTTTTCAGCTCGGCGTGCTCTTCGTAGTACCGCTTGTCCCGCCAGCGCAAGCGAATCAGGCCGGGAATATCCTTCCAGCGCGCGTGAATGAGCGGGAAGGCAATTTCCAGCGGGGATAGCGCCGTCGTCACCGCACTGCCCTTCGACAGCACATCGAACCGCGGTTGCCCTTGCGCGTCGACGGCCGGCGTGAAATCCGACTTGCCGCACCGCGGGCACTTCTGCCCGGCCTCGGCGATAAAGTCGCTGGTCACTTCCAATTGGCACGCCGTGCAGTGTTCCCACGGCAACCGATACAAGCCACTGATCGCGGACTTATCCCACGCGGTGTGGAGACACGCGGTGCCGAGATTGACGAACCAATAATCAAATTCGTCCATCACGTCCGTCATGTCATGCACGTCGTGCAGCAGCGGGACGAGATCATCCGCGATGCCGGCGGTCACCAGGTCGCGCGGATCGCGAGACGCCGGCCGGCAGTCGACGCCGAGATCGGCCGTCGCAAACATCGCGCGAATCGTGGCGTCGATTTCGGTGGCCTTGTTCGTGACCGGCTTCGGAATGCCGCGCGCCAGGCGCGCATCGCGCCAGCCTTCCGTGCGCGAATACGGCGCGAGCCATTGGCGGCCGTTCAGGTAGTGAATGATCCGCGTCCATTGCCGCTCGAAAATCCAGCGGTCCGCGAAACATTCTTTTTTGAAGCGCTTGAACCCGTCGATCAGTTGCGTCCGTTCGGCATTCGACGACGTGGTCACGATGTTGCCCGCGCGCGGGAGATTCGCGAGCAGCGTGGACGGCGGCGGCGTCAGTGGAGCTAAGTCGGCCATGGGGAGCGTTACCCTTTCGCCCGCGTGGTGTCGGGCTCGTCGCGGTACTCGACCGTGCCGGCCGCATTCCAAGTCACGCCTTGCTGGCGGGCGGCGTCATCGCCCATATCCTCAAAGAGCGCCGAGCCCATCGCCGAGAGCACGGCCGCCTGATCGAGCGCGGGCGCCGGCACGGCCGCCAGCTCGGGGATCGGAATCTCGAGCTTCGTGATATGGCGCACCATGATCGCGCGCTCTTTCTCGAGCTGATTGATCCGCGCGATCAGAAAGGCGGTCTGCGTGCGATGCGTCGCGGCTTGTTCGCTCAACACGGTCGCGCGTGTGCGTTGCTCGATCAGGTCGGCGCGCAGCGCGGCCAGTTCGGCGTGAGCAATCCACATCGGTCACAGCACTTTCGGAATCGCGATGTCGTGGCCCCCGAGCGCGCGCCAGATCGTAAACGCGACGATCACGGCGGCGAGTACCCACAACAAGCGATCGATGATTGTCGGATGCTCGGGCGCCAGGTAGTCAATCACCCAGATCGCCGCGGCGATCAACAGGACGACGCCACCACACAGGAAGAGCAGTTGCAGTAAGCCCATGGCGTCTCACTCCCCATCGCTAAATCGCACTCAAATTCGACAGGTCAAAGAGATGCACGCCCCACGCGCGCCAGAGCGCGAGGGCGAGCACCAGGACGCCGACCGTCCACAAAATGCGCTTCGCCTGAGAATTGTCCACCGCGATCGCGAGGAACAACACGACGAACGCACACATCAAGAGCCCATGCGGGACGTCCACGGCGACTCAGCATACACCCCCCTCGTCGTGGGGTTGCGCGAGGATCAGATCCACGGCCGCCGCCATCAGCCAGAGGGTCGCGTGCGCGTGCGTCTCGCTGCCGTCGTGAAATTCGGCCTGCGCAATGGCCAGCGCGTGCGCAAGGATGGTCGCCCGTGGACGGGCCGGCGGCGCGAGCAGGATCGCGCGCCAGGGTTGGATCAAGCGGTCATAGTCCGCGCCATGGAGAAAGCGCAACGTCTGGCGGCACTCGTGCAAGCGCATCACGACGTCGAGATCATCCGTGAGCGTCACGGGACACGCGCCGCCGTGAGCATCACGAGCAGTTGAATCCCGGCGTAGGCGATCCACGCCAGCTCGCCCGCGACGCACGCCCACGCGAGGCGCGCGGTCCACCGATGTCCCATGGCTGCCCCTGTCAATCGGGCACTTTCCCGCCACCGTGCCGCGCGCGCCACAATTCCATCGCGTCCGCGATGGCGTACGCGCCGGCCACCTTGCCGTGTGGCCCGTCACGGGCCGCCAGCTCCAGCGCCCATCCGCGCACTTTATCGGCGGACAGAATGTCACGCGCCACGAGGACGAAGACGGGCTCATCGGGATCGCTTCGTCCTAAGCACCCTTCGTTGCGGGCGGCGGCCTCGAGTACTTCGCGCTTCGTGATCAGGTTCATGAGACGTCTCCGCGAGCGCCGGGACCAACGTCAGCGGCGGCGACGGCACCGCCAGCACCGTGTTAACAAACCGCAAGATCCGACCGGTCGATGCGTCCACGATACCATCCCACGCGCCGGCATAATCGGGCCCGAGCCCGCGGGTCACCGCATGGAAACTCACTTGCCCGTGCGGCAGATCGACGTAGAGCACCCACGGATAGCGCTCGTTCGCCGCGTCCACGCCCCAGCCCCACGGATACGGGAGCGCGTGGGTCGTGGTCACAGTCACCGGCCCCTGCGGCAACGGCAGCACGATCCGCAACACCCACGGATCGCGCGCGGTCGGATCCGGATGCCCACACCCCCAGACATCGCCCTGCGCGTTCGTCGTCATGAGCAACGTCGTCAATTGCTCGAGCGACCAATTCTTGCGGCCGTACGCCAGCGTCGAGTAGTGGCCCCGGTGATACACCTTCGCGCGCGCCGAGCACTTCTGCGCACGAAAGAGCTGGATCGCGACGAACCCGAGCGGCCCGCAGCCCGCGAGTTCGTTGTAGAGGGCGCGCGTCGCGTCGCCGTCCGATCCAGCGAAGATCATCTCCGCGCGATGCGCTTCGTAGTCGCGTTCGGCGGCGGCGACGACGGCCCCGGTACTCTGTTTCATAGTTCCACCCGCACGGCCGCGCGTGTGACCGCCGCGCGCGACGTCTTCGCCAGAATGGCCTGCATTTGGTCGGTGACATCGAATTTTTCGCGCGCCACGAGGTAGCGGCGCTTCCCGACTGGTGTGGTCTTCTCGATGTAGCGCGTGACGACAAACCAACGGCGCACGAGCGGCGAGTAGGTGATCCGCGGCGTTTGCTTCGGTCTCATGATCGCGCCTCGGTAATCAACGCCTCGAGCGCATCCAGCACGATCGCTTGATGGTGAACAGAGCACATCGCGACGAGATGCAACGCGCGGGCATAGCTGACGAGCCACGCGCGCTCGGGGAACACATCCGGCCTGCGCGCCAACAGCGCCAGGACCGCGTCACGCACGCACACAATTGCCATCCCGGTGCCAGGGCCGAGACTGCCCACACCCCCGTCAGTGAGCACGCGCGCGAGGGCCTGCCAGTCCGCGGGCGTCAACGGCTCGAGCGGATCCGTCATCGTCGCCACCAGGCCGCCAGCCGCGTCGTCCAGGTCGGCGCGCTCGCGAGCTGCACGCGCAAGACCGGCGTGCCGTGTTTTGGATTCGCGAACGCATCGCCCGACAACCCGTCCGCGGTGTGATACCCAAAGAGCCCCACGAGAAAATTCTGTACCAGCGCATCCGGATCAAAGTCGATGATCCGGCCGCAGTCGGTCGCCGACCGAATCGCGTACTTGGCCGCCGCACGCGCCGCTTCGTGCGCCGTCCGACACAGCGGATCGTTCACGCCCATGCGAAACGGCATCGGCGGCGCCTCGTACTGGTCGTTGGGGAGTCTGGCGTACAACCAGTGGTCGGCCCGCAGTGGATACGAGACTACTGCGCAGCCCGACCCATCCCCGAGATTGGCCGTGACGCTCTCGACGCGCCCGCAGGCCGCATCCAGCCGGGCGCGCAGTGTGGTCAGGGTCATCTCGGGTGCCGTCGCGATCCGCTCAATCGTCACGGGACGCTGATTGATGATCTCAAACCAGGCGCCATCAGGACGGCGCACGACGCTCAGTGAGAGCGGCGACGGTGACGCACCGCTCAGCCCGTGCGAGAGTTCCAGTACGAGCGAGCCCGGCGGCGTGACGACGACGACACGCGCGAGCGTCGAATACCCGTGCGCGGTCAAGATCACGTACTCATCGATCGCGAACGGCCGATCGTCGTCGGGAGTACTCATCATCGTCAGTCCACAATCGACGCGGACGCGGCCCAATCCACCCCGAACGGCCAGCCACGATCGCCCGGCCGTAACTCATCCCCGCGCGCGTCGTCCGCGTCATAGCCGCGCATGCGCTGAATGTCGTCCGCGACCTTCGCCGGCAGCGTCGACAGATCGCGCCCGATCTGCGGCGCCGCCAGTTCCGGCGCCGCGGGCCGCGACATCACGATGTAGCGCAACGCGTTCGCGCCCTGTTCCGGCCCCGTTTTCAAGCAATCCTCTTCGTTGGCGTCGTCCTGCAACAGCGCCGGGATCGTCTTGAGCAGCCGCGGACAGTCCGGACTGATGATCAAGCCCGCTTGCGCCACGGCGTCGATGACCATCGGCTTGAACCACGCGCGCAGTCGAAGAAAGCCGGTCACGCGATCGTGATCGGAGCGCACGGCCGGCACGCCGCGCGTGCGAAACGTCTCGAAGACATCCTCCCCGTTCTGCCCCTCGGGCACATCGCTCGGCGGATTGCCCCAGACGGAGACGAACGTCCAGTGCTTCTCGACGTTGACGGCCGCGATGTCCTTCGCCACGTCGCCCGCGAGCTGCTCGGAGAACACATGCTCGCGTTCGACGTACAGCCGACCATCCGGCAACACGACCGCCCACACGAAAATCCCCGGCCGAAAAAATCCCCAATGCAGGCCGCCGACGCGCGGCAGATCCGGCGACACCGTCAAGCGCTGGACGCGATCCGCCGTGATGAATTCGGGGAAGTATTGGCCGGGAAACACATCGCGCCGGCCCCACCGGTACCGCGCGCGCTGCGCGGGCTCGAGCGCCATCAAGAACTGCGCGTACTCTTCGTCAATCCACGGGTTATCCTCGACCGACGTCGGAATAAATAGATGTTGATCAGGATCGTAGGCGGGGTACTTCCGTTCACCGGTCGGCGTGAGCATGTGCCCGCGCGTTTTCGAGATCAACACTTCGTCGATGTAGTCGGCGAGCGGCCCGCCGGGGTTTTCGCCGTACAGCACGACGCCGCGCCAGCCATCACGGCGCATACGGCCGACCATGGCCGGGATCTCCGTCGCTTGGCGCTCGGTGAACATTTCGAACTGATCGAAGATCAAGAGATCCGCTTCGGCGCCGACGTAGTTTTTCCAATCGTCGTCGTCCTGGCAGTGATTGAAGGCGAGCTGCGAATCGTTGTGTTCCCACGTGATGCGCCGGCTCGCGAGCTTCGCGCCGATCCGCTTCACTTCCTTAGCGGCCTTCAAGAGATGGTCTTTCTCGAGGTCGGGGAACGTGCGCCGCAAGAGCACGGCCGTGAAATCCGCATACTTCATGCAGTACCGATACGCGAGCCGTCGCAGGCCTGTGCTCTTGGAACCCCCGCGGCTGCCCCCGAGCAGAATGTGTCGGTACCGTTGCGATTCCACCGCCTCTTCTAGCTCGACTTGTTTGGGTGTGGGGAGATGGAACAGGCCGCCGTCGACGTCGAAGATCGCCCAGCGACATTGGCGATCGAAACACGACGGCGTCTCACAGATCCAAAAGCCGCGACCTAAAATATCCTCGAGCACGAACGGCTTCCGACACCAACAGCACCGTGCTTCGATCTGCCAATCGGCCGGCTCGATCGCGGTCGTCAAAACAACACACCTTGGCCCTTGATCGGCGTCACGCCTTCAGGCGCGATCGTCGCGAAGACGCGCGCCTCGGGCGGTAACCCGCGATCCTGCGCGATCACGCCGTACACGTCGGCCGGCCACGCGTCGAGGCGATAGACGACCATCGACTTGCCGAAACGGTCGACCATGCCTCGGGCGGTGTCGACCGCGCCTTGTTTCGTCACGGCGGTCACCGCGCCGACTCGTACTGAAATTCGCCAGTGGTTCTGTGATCGCTCGTGCGACGCCACGCCGTCGTCATCGGCGCCGCCTCGGTGGTATGTCGCACGTGCGCGTGTGTCTCGATCGTGCCCTGATCATTCACCACGAGACAATCCAGCGTCGGCTGCTGGTCGGGCGATCCGCCCGGCTCAACGCGCCATGTCAGCACGAGCGCATCGCGCGCGTACCCATCCTCGCGCACCAACACGACCGCTTGTCCCATCCGGACCGTCGTACTCGCCATCACGCCCTCGCTTCCTTCCAATTGCCGCACCAGCGCATCAAAATACCGCGCGTCCTCGAGCCAGGCGCGCGACTCCTCGCCTGCACTGCGGCGCGCGTCGCGCACACACTGCGCATAGCGTCCCCGCGCCCACTGCAACACAGACAACAGACCGAACGCCATCGGCAACGCGTCCTGTCGATGGCGCGTGTCCATCCTCACCACTCGGCCGCGCGACCTGGTCGTAAGGCATCGCCGGCCACAATCGGCGTGTCGGCCGACGCGGGCGGAAACGTGCGCAGCGCGACGGCGCCGCCGCATTGTGGGCACGCGGTCCGATTGCGATGAAACCACGCGTCACACCCCGCGCAAAAGGTACGCAGGTAGCGCCTCGTCATGTGGGCGTCTCCTCGTCGGCCTTCACGTCAAACTGATCGCACAGCGCGCGCAAGGCCGCGATGATCTCGGCCCGCGTCATCGATCGATCGCGGCGCGAGGTCACGCGCACGTACGACTTCGGCCCCAACGGAATCAGGACGTCATACCGGCCGCGCAGGATGCCCCGGCCGACGCGCGTGGGATCGATCAGGTCCGTCATGAGGGACTCGCCATCGTCACGCTGTAGGCGCCACTGAGAAAGGCCAGCGTACACGCATCCTTCGCACACGCGCGGATCTCGAGCTGGCGATCATCCCAGGCGCGCAGCGGCAACACCTGCGACACCACGATCGGACACCCGCAAAACGAACAGAGGCAATCCGGCGAGCCAGCCGGCGGCGAATCCAGAAACCATTGCGGCTCGACCGGGACACCGCCCGGCGCCGCGCCGAGCAGCTCCGAGCATTTCATGATGCCGCGGGACGTCGGGCGCGTGAGCGGCTGCAAGCCTTCATTCAACAGCAACGCACTCGTGCAATTGCAGACCCATTCGACCGACTGCGCGAACCGCGCCGCGAACACGCACGCCGTCGCATCCGGCACGGGCGCCGCGATCACTTCCGCGTGCTTATTGCGCGCGAAGGCCAACAAGATCCCCAGCTCGGGCGCGCTCTCGCACTCCCGACACGCCAGATAGCCGGCGAGCGCGCCCGCGCAGTCGGCCTCGGTCGCGGAGTAGTCGGCGGGGATCCCGAGTTCGGTGATCCCTTCGATGATGATGCGCGTCACGAATTCGCGGTACGTCATGCGTCACCCGTCCGTTTTGTTGCCGACCAAAAGGCTCTCGCGGCTGTGGGTCTCCAATTCCTCGTACAGCCGTTGCAGCATCTCGACGCCGACGTCTTCACTGACGTCGTCAGGCGTGACCCGATAAACCAATTCGAACATCGCCGCGACGCCCGCGTAGAACGCCGGTTCAAGCGTCGCGCGCACGCTGGCGTCGGTGATGTCGATGCCGTACGGCGTGAGGCGGTTCGACGCGTACGTCAGCCACATGTGCCGGATGCTCTTCGCCGCGAGTACTTCACCGTGGATGCGATCAAACTGCTGGCGCCGGCTTTCACGTTTCGCGTCTGCCCGCGCCTGGTTGCGCCGCTGCTGTCTGGTTCTCATAGCGCCGCCAGATCCTTGGGCAGCGTCTTGATCCGCTCGCGCATCTCCGTGAGCTGCGTGCGCATCTCGCGCGGCAGCCGCAGCCATTCGGCGTTGCTCATGACACGCATCGTCGTGGTCTCCGTGAAGAGCAATACGACCGCGCAGCACATACACACCGCATAATCGCCAGGGTGCGGCGGCGCCGTTGCAATCGACTGGTCGCCCTTTCCGGCGGCCGAAAACGTGTACGTACAGACCGGGCACGTGCGCGGCGCAATCAGGGCCACGTCGGGCGGCGGCGGCGTCGCGGTCTGGTCGCTCATGATTCCTGCATCGGCGGGACCGGGCCGCCGGGCGGGCCGCACACGCGATGCATGTAGGCAATCCGGCCCTTCATGTTCGACAGGTCGCGCACTTCCTCGCGCGTCAATCGCCACAATTCTTCCGTCGTCAATTCGCGCAACGCCATCGACGAATCAAACACCAGGACGGCGATACATTTCATGCACACGGTGAAATCGCCCGGCGTGGGATCGGACGCCGGCCGCCCGTCGCCCGTCCCGACCGCGGTAAACGTGTACCCGCACTTCGGGCAGTGTCGCTCGCCGATCAGTCGCACATCCGGCGGAACCGGTGTCGGCATCATGACCGCGTCACCGTCTCCGGAAGCTTGATCGTGATCGTGCCGTCCGATCGTTCGCTGTACGCGCCCTGGACCGCCAGCATGCTCTGCGACGTCGCGCGATAGAAATTGCGCCAGGCGTGCCATTCGGCCGGCGTCATCACCAATTCCCCGAGCCCGGCAAACGTCCGATCCAGTGCGGGCGCACTCGCGAAGCGCACGCGCACGTGACCGCCGTCACTCGGCTGCGGACAAATGCGCAAAATCATCGCCGCCGCCTGGCGCGCGGACGACGGCGCGGCGACATCGTGCGCGTATGCAGAAATTGATGCTCTTGCAGAAACTCGGCGAGTTCATGCCGGCCGGCGACGCTGCGCAGCGACCGATCGAGCGGGACGCACTCGGTGCAGAGGGTCTGCTGCGGATCGGCCCAGCCGCAGCCATTCGCGCACGGCCGATCGTGGGTGCAGCGACACCACCGGCAGCGCCCTGGTGTCGCCGTGACCGTGAACGTCGGCATGATCAGAATCGCCCGTGGTTCGCGATCGCGCTGTGGGCCTTCCAGCGGGCGACGCGCAAGTCACGCAACGCGCTCGAGCGGTCGCCGGATTCGGGCACATTGCGCAGAATCACTTTCGCCGCGGCGACCAACGCGTCATAGACCAGCTCGTCGCGATCGTCCAATGCGGGCATCGCAAAAGCTAACTCGACATTGTGCAGCCACACCCCGCTTGCCGCCTCGACGCCGACCGGCTGCGTGGCTTGGGCATGCAACGTACGCGCGGCCACCATCGGCGTCTGCCCCACGACCGCCGTAAATTGCGACATCCACCCCGCCAGGCGCGCGCGCGCCACGGGATCCAGCGCGGAAATCTGGCGCATCAGTGGCTCGGTCGTCGCGTCGGCCGCCGCCGCCCGCGCCTTGTGGCTTAACTCGTCGTCTTGACTCATAACCGATTGGCCTCTTCCTGTTCTAGCTCAAACAGAGCGGGCACATCCCGCCGTTGTCCCGTCATCGGATCGCGCCGTCGATGCTTCACGGCCGGCGGCGGCGGCACGTAGGCCGGCCGATCGTCGCGGCCCGACACTAACAGCGCGCGTAAGCCGTACCGCAGGGTCATTTCCTCGATTTCCACGCCGAGTGTTTCATTGACCATGCACACCTTACCGTAGCGCTTCGGACCACGTCAAGTCAGGCTCGGATGCGGGCGGATCGTGTCGTCGTCGCCCACCACAATCAGACCACGCGCGGCCAGGCGTTGCAGGTAGGCGTTGCGCGTTGATTTTTTGAAGCCGCTCGCCTCGGTCAAGGCGTCCCGCTGCGCGGTCCCGTCGGCGATCAGCCGCAGCAAGACCGCTTCGCCGGCCGGCAGCCGGTCGTACCACCAGTCGCGCAGCGCGGCGCCTTCAGGCGGGCGCTCCACGGGCCCGGCGACCATCACGCCCGCCGACGTCGCGGTCACGCGATCGTTGGTGACCACCACGAGCCCGCGCGCCGCCAAGCGTTGCACGTACGCGTTGCGCGTCGATTTTTTGAAGCCCGTCGTGAGCGTCAAATGCTCGCGGGTGGCGCCGCCCAACCCCACAACCGACCGCAAGAGCGCCACTTCGCCGGTTCCGATAGGACCGGTGTCGGCCGACGACGGCGGCGCCGCCGGCTTGTCGTCCGGTTTGACCGATTGTTTCCGACTCTGACCGGGTTTCACCGCGGCCGGCGGCGGCGCGGGCGTCGGCTTCGGCGGCGGTGTCCACGCGCCCCACTGCTGACCACTGCGAAAATCCGCGTGTTTCAAGCGCTCGAGGTACGCATCCGTGGCCGCGAAAATCGACGACCACGCGGTCCGATTGTCGACGCCGAGCTGTCGCAGCGCTGCCGCGGCCTCGATCACGCGCGCGTGAAACCGCATGACGTCCTTCAGCATGCGATCAAGTTTTTTGAGCTGCGCTTTCGCCGCGCGACCCTTCACGGCGATCGCGAGCTGATCCCGTTCCGCGACGACGGCCGCGAACTTGCGTTGCAGCTCGAGGATCTGCGTGCGTTGATCCGCTAGGGATTGCTTGAGGGCGTTCGGATCATTGGCTTTGACGTGGGCGAGCGTCGCGGCCATGCGTACCTCGAGCGCGCCAAGGTCGACGCGGGCCGCGTGTTTCGGTGCGCGCCCTTTGTGACTGGTCGGCGTCGACGACGAATCGAACGTCTCGGGTAACTGCATCTGCACGCGTTCGAAAATGCCGCGCCCATTCGGCCAGCCGGGCGCCCACACGAAGGCCTCGCCTTGCGCCATCGTCGGCAGCGACTCACGCACCGCGATCCGCTCGGCCGCGGTGCCATGGACCGCGATCCACGTATCCATCGCTTTGAGATCGAGCGGCGCGATCGTGCGCAACACGATCAGGATCCCGATCTGCGTCAACGCGCTCTTGGATAGCTCCGCGGTGCGTTGCGTGATCATCACGCAGCCCATGCCGCGTTGTCCGCCGCGCCGCACGATGTCTTCGACGGCTGCCGCCATCAGCCGCTCACCCGCGCGATCGGATTTCTGCGGCGCGATTGTGTCGGCCTCGTCGATGATGAGCGTCATCGCCGTGCGATAGCGTTCGTCGGCCTTCAGCCGATACAGCGTCTCGAGAAACGGCGTCATAAAGGTCGGCACGTCGTCTTTGCGAAAGTGCGACAAGTCGAGAATCACATTCACGCGCTCCATCACCACCAGGCGCGCGACGACTTCGCCGGCTGTCAGCTCGAGCGGTACGTGTCCGTGGCCACCGCCGAGCACGATGAACGGCAGGCCCGGCCGTTTGCCATCGCGCGCGTAGAGCAAGCCCCACCAGTCGCCTTTCGGATCGACGATCGTGACCTGTTGTTTCGCTTTGAAAAATTGTTCCGTGAGCCGGCGGGCCGTCGTGCTCTTGCCGGCGCGGCGCTTTGCCAGAATGCCGATGCTTTCCGTGACGGCCTCGATCGGCAGACTGAATCCGTTGACGCCGAGCACTAACCGCGAGTGTGTTTTGGTTTTCATAAGGCTTTCGTCCACGTGCGATGCCGGCGTCGCGTCCACGTCCGCGCCGGCTCGGCGTCGCGCACGGCGTAGACGTGGCCACACGCGCGGCAGCTCGTCGTGATGAATGGTCCGCTCCGTAGCTCGGATGTGGGTTTCGATTGTTTGCAGTCGGGACAGTCGCGCACGTCGACATCTGGACATCCACGAGGACCTGACGGCGCGACGCGCGCGGGCTCGTCATCACCGGGCGCCGCGATCGTCGACTCGAGCGCTTCACACATCGCATCGGATTCGACGATCGCGTTCACCAATGCGAGTGCCGCGCGCGCGCGGTCGCGTTCGAAGACGACGCGCGGATCATCCGGCGGCGCCGCCGGCATGACCTTGGGTTTCAGCTCGGGCACGTTCAAGCGTTTGCGGATCGTTACCAGGACCGACGCGGCATCGTGTCGCGTGAGATTCGGGCCGAGGTCGACGCGTTCAATGGGTCGGCCGACGCGCGGTAGTTCGTGCTCTGGGTCGCCGCGGGGAATCCCGCGGACCTTGCCGGCGTGTTCGACTTGCGTGATCGCCGAGTGAATGCTGGCCGAGTCGTAGGGGATTGGCGGCTTGAACCTGGCGCACCGTCGACTGACCGCTTCGATGAGGTCGGAACGGCGCGCGAATCGGCCGGCCTTCAGGACGTCGTAAACGACCGCGATGATGAGTTTTGGATTCGGCATTTGTGGTGCCCGAAAACGACGATGAAAAATCGCGAAGCGATGCACTAATTGCTTCTAGTACGAAGAACTCCGCAGGTTATAGGCAGGGCGAAGCGATAGCGTAGCCCTGCTCTTCTCTGGTTAGAAGTACCTCTGGTTCAATGATTCTGGTTCTTGCTGCGACACCCATGACCCCACCGTGGGGTCACCCATGACCCCACCGTAGCGCCATCCTTGTCGCCACCCCTTGTCACCCATGACCCCACCCCCTAGACACCCATGACCCCACCCCCTAGACACCCATGACCCCACCCACGCGGCAGTCAGCTTCGCCAAAACAGGGCCGAACACATGGTGTCGCCCTGCCTGAACATCGCCCGAAAATTGGCTTACTTTTTGGTCCCGAAACGCCCCTCTTTGACCGGCGCTGGCGCTTGCTGCTGCGCGTCGATCAGGGCTTCAGGTTTATTGAAAAGAATGGTGTAGAGATTCGTGGTTCTATCGCCGAAGTGGTCGTATCGAGCTTCAATGATGATCGCCCCAAGCGTTTGTAGCTCGATAAGTGCCCGATCGACCGTGCGCTCTGACACGCGTAGGTCTTTCGCGAGTGCCCGCCGTGACGGATGGCACGTGTCCGTAGAGCGGTCGGCGTATTTTCCGGCCAGGAACCCATAGAGGCGGATCGCGATGGATCCAATAGCGCTTTCGAGCAGCCACACGGGCATCATCCCGTATGGCCCGATCTGCGATCGCGCGTCGCTTCTACGCGCCATGCCGGCACCTGGCGGGAGTGGTGTCGGCCGCTTGTCGACGCGCCGCGGCTTCATAGTGACCGTCCAGACGTAAGGTAGTGTGTGGCATCCGTTTGTATAGCGGCATGCATTCCAGCCAACATGCCGCTACGCAAAACGTCGCACGGGGATAAACAAAACGCAAGCAAAAAGCGAGTTTTCATTAGAAAATCCGCGCAAGAACAGGCGAACAAAACAACGAAAGTGGGGTCTATTCGTCGAGCGGAATGATCGCGGGCTTTTTGTATTTCTCAAAGAGGTCGTTCAACGCTTCGGACAACAGCCGTTGAATCGTTTTGCTCTGTTCGGCGGCCAGAATGCGAAGCTGTTTTTTGACGTCGAGCCCAAAAAAACCCGTGATGGGAGATTTATGGTCCCGGCCAGGCCTGGCGCTCGTCGCGGGTGTCACGGCGGCGGCGGGTGTGGGCTGTGCGCTCTTGCGCATTGCGGACACGAGGTTGCTTTTTGCCATTTACACGGTCTCCTTGAGTAGTCGGTTGACGAAGCGATAGACGGCGCGGATTTCATCGGCTGCTTTGCCGGCCGGCGCGAATTCTTGCGCGCTCTGCCCGGTTTCAGCGCTCTGCGCATAGGCTTTTCGCAGCCCGAGCGCGGTAGGACACACGGTCAAGCCCAGCTCGTGAAGAATGCTGGCGGCTTGTGTGCGTTCGTCGCCGATCGCCGGCACGCCGTTCAGGACGGCGGCCACGGCGATCGATGGGCCCGAGAGTTTGAGTAAATCGAGCGTGGTCGACACGGTGTCGAGGTCGAACACGGCCGGCCGACAGGGAATCAACACCAGGGTGGCGGCTCGAGCCGCGCTCAAGGCCGCCTGTTCAGCGCGTGGCGGCGTGTCGATGACGACCAGGTGTGTGCCGCCCTCACTGGCAGTCTGTAACACGCGCGGAAGTCGTGCGGGTTGGGCGGAAATCACGAACGGCGGGTGTTCGCCGCGGCGGTCATACCAGTTCGTTGCCGTTGCTTGAGGGTCGAGGTCGATAATCGCGACGGTCCGCCCGGCAAGATGCGCCGCGACAGCCAACGAGAGCGCGAGTGTGGTCTTGCCGGTGCCGCCCTTTTGAGCAATCACAGAAACAACATGCATATAAGTTGAATGGTATACCAAGTGAAGGGCAGAGCGCAAGCATGGTAGTGTGGGCGAGAGGGTTTTATTGGTGGAAACGCGAACAAAAAAGAGGATGACGACATGGCGACAGTAATACCAGTCGTAGGTGAAGCGCGCGAGGTCTCGCCAAAGAAAGGCCGGGTGTTCAAGTTAGCCGAGCTGCGAGCGGTCGTCGGCGGCGATATTCAAGCGGTCCCCGCGCCCGATGGCCGCACGCTGTATCTCAATGAGCACGGCAAATACCAGCAGTTACCGAGAAATACGGCAGCCACGACGCTCATGCGCGCCTGGTTGCTGTCCGACGACTACATCGCGGGTGACGTGATCCTATGCTCACGCAAGGAAGCGCCCTAACACAATACATAGCGCTATGTCAATGACACCTAAACATATAATGTATGAGTGTGTCAAGGGAAAAGACATGAGTAGTAATACCAGTAAACCAGTCGATGAGTAGTAAATACCAGTAGACAAGTAAGGCGGTAGTATGGTAGTGGGTAATGCGCGAGTGAGATAGGTAGGCCGGCGAGCCCGCGGGTAGGAAATGAGAAGACTGGTAGACCAGCCTACAGGTTGTAGAAGGCTAGGCGGTTGTGATAAGCTTGTTGCTAACC